ATGTCAAATAATTCTAAAATTGAATGGACAGAATGCTCCTGGAACCCAGTAACAGGTTGTACCAAGATCTCTACTGGATGCCAAAACTGTTATGCAGCCACATTCGCAAAACGATTAAAAGCGATGAATAATCCCAGATATTTAAATGAGTTTACAGTAACAATACATGAGGATTTAATTGAAGCCCCACTTAATTGGAAAAAACCAAAGAGGATATTTGTGAATTCAATGTCTGATATTTTTCACGAGGAGATTCCAGATGAAGTTATTTTAAAGATATTTGAAACAATGAACAGAGCCTCCTGGCATACTTTTCAAGTATTAACTAAACGATCTGAAAGAATGCTCACATTTTCAAATAAGATTAATTGGACCAATAATATTTGGATGGGTGTGACTATCGAAAATAGTGATAATATTTTTAGAGTTAATCATCTTGTAGAGGTGGGTGCAAAAACAAAGTTTGTATCAGCAGAGCCACTGATATCTTCTCTTAATGAGCTTTCTTTGAAAGGAATAGACTGGATCATTGTTGGTGGAGAATCAGGACATAATTGTCGTCCAATATTAGATTTATGGGTTAAAGAGCTTAGAGACAAAGCAGCGATTGAATGCGTTCCGTTTTTCTTTAAGCAATGGGGAGGTAAAAACAAAAAAAAATCCGGTCGAATACTTGATGGACAAACTTACGATGAATATCCATTAACAAAATTCTAAACTAGGAGATTGGAATATGGAAATCAACGAAACTCGTAGTGAGCTGATACTACAGTCAAACAATGAATTTTCGCCAACTATGCTCGACTTTGAAGAAAAAATGATGCGCGTGTACCACGCAATCGGATTGCCTATTGAAGATATATTAGTTCCTGTGCAAGAGCGAAAAAAAGTTTTCAAAAATTTCACTGATGTTTTGGAATATATGCCAGAAACTCAACTGGAGTCATCGCATTTCATAACAAAATTCATGACAGCATCCAGTGTTGGATTATTTGACTCCGCACTAAATCATCTTTGGGTTGAAACCATTAAACAATTAAAAATTAGAATTCAACAGTATGATATTGACTATTTTTTCGATGTCGCTATACCCTCTGAAAGAAGAGATGAATTCTCAGCACTTGAGGATTTGGACATGGTACAAGAAGCGGAGCTATTAGATGGGGCTCGTAAAATTGAACTGCTCTCTGAAAAAGGATATAAGCAGCTTGACCATATTAGATTTATGTTAGGCTATATTGAAAGGGACAGCTCTAATCAATCTGAAATAAGTGGTACTCAATTGATATCCTGGTTAGAGGTTTGTATACGAGAAGTTATAACACTTGAAATACCAGCTGCAACTGTTCAAACTCAAATTCTTTTGAGAGCAATTAGAGAAGGTTTGTTGTCAGGAACACATGTATTAGACGCCATCTCTTTTATTGAAACGATGCCTACGAAGTTATCAAATGTATTAGCAAAAGGACTTTACGGATTGTACTTACGAGAAGATACAGTGCCTCATATAAGTATGAACGTTAAGCAAATTATGCCAACTTTATGGGAACGAATTGACTCAGCAACAAAAAATGAATTCGCCACATCATATGCAATATACATGGTTAATGATGATAAAGAAAAAGCAAAATTAGCGAGAGGGTTTATATCCCTAGTAGGTGGGGAAGCTTACCTCCCCGATAACGTCAGATCATACGAACTTAAAATTGCCCTAAATCAGTTACGCTCAATGCATCAAGGAACAAATAATTTTTATAATGAACCACAATTTGCCAGACAAATTAGAAGGTTAGTCGGTGACCGAAAAATCCCATCACAATTAGATAAAGACTATGTCGTGGCAATCGTAGATGTTTTTCTGACTAACGGATATGGAGTTTGCTGGGCAGCTGATTCAATTTATAAAGAATTGATTCAGCGTTTTAGTGAAATTCATTCGTTTATCGCTGTAACAACATTTAACATTGAAAGAATTTCCAACAAGTTGCAGCATGAATTATGTATGGCAAAATTTAATGAAATGCTTGAAATTATAGGATTGAATGCTTCAAATCCTGCATTGTTAGAGTTTGTTGAAACCTTACAGAAATATAAAGGTAAATTGTCTAATTTGGCACAAGATGCTAAAATCAAACGACAAGTTGATGTATTAAGAATAAGATATAAGCTGTAAAAATATAAAGGAAGCTGACTAACAAGATGTCAACTTCCTTTTATTTGGGAACAGGATTTCTGTTATAGAAATGATCATAAATTTCAATGTCAACCGGTGATAGTCCAAATTGATTTTTATTTCTACGTGACCAATTTTTATAATAAATATAAGTATTTTCAGCAACTGGATTAGATACATTGAATAAAGTTTTAATTTGAGTTTGGTCAATATCATTTGTTCTATCGTGAGCAAAAACTAGAACGGGCGGTACAAGAATATAGCCTGCAAAAAAATTAGCTTCAGTTTCTGCATTATCATCATCTTCAATATGTCCTAACAACACATGCCCAATTTCATGCATAATAGTAAATCTTACCCTGGTTGACAATTGATAATCATTGTAATAAATCGTATTATCAAGTGTGAACCCTTCCCCACTCAATTGAATGCAGGCTGCTTGCTTTTCAAGTGATAAATCCGAATAAGGTATACATCTAATACCTAGTTGTACTGCTAAATCAAAACAACAAATCGGGATATTTCTTACTTTTCCAGTTTTCAAAGTATTAGCCACAACATGTTTAATCTCTTCATATCTTTCATAACTAACACTCAATCTCTAGGTCACCCCCTACTTTTCGAGCAATGTTCTAATTAATTCATTCTTTTTTTCAGCAGACATTTTACTTGCGTTTCTAGCAATTAAACGATGAATTTTAAGAAACTCACCTTCGTCATCTTTTAGAATATCTCTACCTAATAAATCATCTGTTGTTGTGTTAAGAACTTGGGCAATTCTTGCTAAAGTCTCTGCTTTTGGCTGACGTTCATCCCTAACATAACGTGAGACCGTCATCTCAGTCGATTCAATACGCGCTGCTAATTCTCTTTGTGTTATCCCCTGTTCTTTGAGTAATTCAGTTATTTTTTGTCCAAGTGAGCTCATAGTAACACCTCCTCTCTAACCAAAAGTATAACACAACTAACCATTTGCGTCAACTTTTTCGGTTATTTTCAATTGACAAATTAACCATTTGTGATATATGATTAACTTAAATAATTGGTAGGTGGTGCAAATATGAATGTAAGATTACTAAAAGCAAAGCGCGTCGAACGTGGTATACTTCAATCCGAAGTAGCAAAACATCTGGACATAACTCCCAAATCTGCATGCGAGAAAGAGAATAGTGAGAGGTGTCGATACACAGTAAATGAGATGCTGAAGCTAGCCGAATTTTTGTGTTTGAATTTTGATGATTTTGACTCAATTTTTTTCGAAGGCAAACTAACCGATTGCACTAATATTTACCACAAAAATAACACCTTGGTGTAGTTCTGACTAAAATGGAGGTGCACAATTGAAAGATATTAGAGATTGCTGTGGACGCATTGCTTGTAAATTTGATGTAAACTCAGGTTTTGTTGAAGTTGTTTATAAACGGATCAAGACTAGTACGCAAATAGCAATTGGTGGAGCCTTTAGAATTGAAAGAGAAGGCGTCATTACATTAATTACCAGAAATTCCGATGCAACGTTTTTTGTTGAAAGCCACTTATCACCTGATTAAATTAATGCTAATTTCACCCTTTTCAATAGAGCTGCACGACGGCCTGGACGAATTCTCAATTATTATTGGGAACTAACAGGGCGTCTTTTTTATTCTACAAAATATCAATAGATGTGCAATATGCAGACACTAAACACTCATAAACACGATCCAGACATCGACGAGGACCTCGCAGACGTCCTCACAGCAATTAGCGTTGTCACTAAACGCCTGGCTCAAAAGCTAAATATCCTGTCGCGAGAAGTGCAGGATGATAAGGAAGGAGATGTCCAAAATGAGCAAGATGAGTGAACTGTCAGAAGTCGTATTTGAATTAAAGCGTTGTGGAGAAACGCTTATCGGTATTTCAGAGTCAATTGCAGATCTATTCAGTAGTAGTGAATCTACTGTCATTTCAGTTGAACCACAAGGCCCTACTCCAACTGTTCCTAAGAAATCGATCACCCTTGAAGAAGTCAGATCTGTTCTATCTGAGAAGTCTCGCGATGGTTATACCGCCGAGGTGAGGTCGCTTCTGTTAAAGCATGGCGCAGAAAAACTGTCGGAAATCAATCCGTCAGAGTACTCAATGCTCCTATCCGAAGCTGAGGTGCTTGGCAATGGCTAAACACGCACTACTTTCAGCGTCCTCTTCTCACAGGTGGCTTCACTGTCCACCCTCAGCAAGACTCAGTGAGAATCATGAGGATAAAGGCAGTGATTATGCCGCCGAAGGCTCAGAAGCTCATTTACTCTCGGAACATAAACTTAAGGCTGCACTAGGCATTAGATCTGAAGATCCCACCCCTACCCTCACCTATTACTCCGAAGAAATGGAAGAATGCGCTGAAGGCTATGCCGCTTTTATCCTGGAGCTCTTTGAAACAGCAAAGCAAACCTGTAGCGATCCACAGGTGCTGATCGAACAGCGGCTTGACTACTCAAAATACGTTGAGGGTGGCTTTGGCACTGGTGACTGCATCCTCATTGCTGACAGCATCCTACACATCATTGACTTCAAGTATGGTCAGGGCATCCAGGTTGAAGCAAATGATAATCCACAAATGAAGTTGTACGCCCTTGGTGCCCTTGAGGTCTTCGACGGCATCTATGACATTGATACGGTATCCATGATTATCTACCAACCCCGGCGGGACAACGTATCCACTCATACAGTGTTTAAGGAATCCCTATATCAATGGGCAGAAGAAATCCTAAAGCCCACTGCTGAACTTGCATTCTCAGGCGATGGAGATTTCAGCTGTGGTGAGTGGTGCCGGTTTTGTAAAGCGAAGTATGACTGCCGCGAAAGAGCTGAGGTTAACTTAGACCTTGCGAGGTTCGACTTCAAATTACCACCGCAGCTGACAGATGACGAGATCGAAGAGATCCTTGGAAAAATCGATAATTTGATCTCTTGGGCATCTGACATCAAGGACTTTGCGCTACACTCTGCGCTTAATGGCAAACAGTGGCGCGGGTGGAAGCTCGTCAGTGGTCGTTCTACTCGAAAGTACAAAGATGAAACTGCCGTCGCCGAAACCGTTAAGGATGCAGGCTTTGACCCTTATGAACACAAGGTCCTTGGCGTGACTGCTATGACATCACTTCTAGGTAAGAAGAGATTTGAAGACCTTCTCAGTAACTTCATCGAAAAACCTGATGGTAAACCAACACTTGTACCCGAGAGCGACAAACGTCCGGCTTTTAACACTGCACAAAACGACTTTAGAGAACAATAAGGAGGAAAATCTCATGTCAAACAAACAACTTAGCAACCCTTTGAAAGTCATTACTGGTCCAAATACCCGTTGGTCATACGCCAATTGTTGGGAGCCAAAATCCATCGCAGGTGGTACGCCCAAGTACAGTGTCAGCCTCATCATCCCAAAATCAGATACTGCCACTATATCTAAGATCAAAGCGGCCATCGAAGCAGCCTACCATGAGGGCGAAGCAAAGCTAAAAGGTAACGGCAAGTCTGTACCTCCCCTTTCAACCATCAAAACGCCTCTTCGTGATGGCGATGTCGAGCGTCCAGACGATCTAGCTTACGCAAACGCTTATTTCATCAATGCAAACTCCGCCACTGCACCTGGAATCGTGGATGCCGATCGTAATCCTATCCTAAGTCGCTCTGAGGTTTACAGCGGAGTGTACGGCCGTGCCAGCATCAACTTCTATGCATTTAACTCAAATGGCAACAGAGGGATTGCAGTCTCGCTCAACAACCTCCAGAAAATCCGCGACGGCGAGCCACTTGGCGGCAAGTCCAGAGCTGAGGACGATTTTGAAACTGAGGATGATGAAGACTTCCTCGCTTAAAATCTAATCTTGCAGGGTGGTGGATCAGTCTGCCACCCTGACCTGATTTACGAGAGGACGGTAACATCTTCATGAAGCACATACATCTGGATCTTGAAACGTTTAGTAGCATCAACCTTGTGAAGTCAGGTGTTTTCAGATATGTAGAATCTCCAGACTTTGAAATTCTTCTATTTGGATTCGCCATTGATGGCGGTCCGGTAGAAGTTATCGATCTTGCGAGTGGTGAGAAAATCCCTGAGGAGATACTTTCTGCCATTTCAGATGACTCAGTTATAAAATTCGCTCATAACAGCTCGTTTGAGCGTATCTGTTTATCCCGTTACCTTGGGTATCCTACCGGGGAATATCTGAACCCCGTATCATGGCGATGCACCATGATCTGGTCTGCCTATATGGGACTACCTTTATCTCTTGAAGGCGCCGGTGCAGTCCTCGGCCTTGATAAGCAGAAGTTAAAAGAAGGAAAAGAGTTAATCAAATATTTCTGCATGCCGTGTAATCCCACCACTTCAAATGGCGGCCGAACACGCAATCTCCCCATTCATGCTCCAGAGAAATGGTCAGCATTTAATGCTTATAACATTCGCGACGTCGAAGTCGAAATTGCCATACGCGAAAGGTTAATGAAGTACGCAGTACCTGAAAATGTATGGGATGAGTATCACCTCGACCAGGAAATCAATGATCGCGGAGTAGCTCTTGATATGGAACTGGTGCATCAAGCGATCAAAATGGATGGTCAATCACGTACTGAACTGATACGCATAATGCGAGAAATCACAGACTTACAGAATCCCAACTCCGTTACCCAGATGAAAGAGTGGCTGTCGGACCAAGGCCTTGAGACAGATTCGCTTGGTAAAAAAGCAGTCGAAGAACTCTTAAAGACAGCACCTGAGCCACTCGGGAAAGTGCTATCCCTTAGACAGTCTCTTGCGAAGTCATCCATTAAAAAATATACCGCAATGGAAAGTGCGGTCTGCTCAGATGGCCGCGCACGTGGAATGGCACAATACTATGGAGCAAATCGAACCGGTCGGTGGGCAGGACGTCTTATACAAATCCAAAATTTACCTCAGAATCATTTAGAAGATTTGGAACAAGCGCGAAGTCTTGTCAGTAGCGGCAACTTTGAAGCAATTGAAATGCTCTACAACTCTGTACCCGACGTTCTCTCTGAAATAATAAGAACCGCTTTTATCCCTAAACCTGGCTGCAAGTTTATAGTGGCGGACTTCTCAGCAATCGAGGCAAGGGTCATCGCCTGGCTTGCAGGTGAAAAATGGCGTCTCGACATCTTCTCATCAGGCGATGATATCTATTGCGCTTCTGCTTCTCAGATGTTCCGTGTTCCTGTCGAGAAGAATGGGATCAACGGACACTTACGGCAGAAAGGTAAACAAGCCGAACTTGCCTGTATCGCTGAAGGACAACTCGTACTTACTAATGAAGGGTTAATCCCTATAGAGAATGTGACATTGAAACATAAACTCTGGGATGGTGAAAGTTGGGTTTCTCATGATGGCGTAACCAATAAAGGTGAAAGAGAGGTCATCACCTATGAAGGACTTACAGCAACCCCAGATCATCTCGTATGGATCCAGGGGCAATCTCAGCCGGTACAGCTTGGAAGAGCCGCCACCAGCAGCGCACATCTCATACAAACAGGAAATGGTCGGACTCCGATACGGTTGGTCGGAGATCATCTCACCCATGAAACGATGGAGCAAGTCATGGAACCATGCTTATGTTCTGACGAAATGTGTAGGGTGTGGCCAGGTGGGATGGACAGAATTAAACAGTCTGACAAGCGGAAAATCGCGAGGTTGTCAGCGGTGTTCCCAACCAAAGCAAATACCCAGGTGGTTGGAAAAGAGATTAACTTCAGCAAAGCAAAGATGCGAAAATCCGAACAACAAAGGTTATCACAATTATGGAGCAAGGGGCATTCGATTCGATTTCCCAAATGTTACTGCAGCTGGACTTTATCTGATCAAACAATACGGCCTGCCATCTCGAGCTCTAGAAATCGATCGAATCGACAACGAGAAAGATTATTCCCCAGGAAACATTCGCTTTGCTACTCATACAGAAAACAATTTAAACAAGCGCTGTACAGTTCTTTCTCATTGGTCACAAGAATACTGGCCATATTCAAGAAACGTTGTAATTCGAATGCTCTCAGAAGGCCTTTCTCGAAACGAAATAATAACGTTAGCAGAAACATCAGTATTCGAAAGACGCAAGAACTGGAAAAACATCAGTGCACGACTCGACTTTATGACATACGAAATGCCGCGCCACATCATCGTTTTACCGTATCGGGAAAGCTCGTGCACAACTGCGGTTACGGGGGCTCAGTCGGTGCGCTGAAGGCCATGGGTGCCCTTGAGATGGGCCTCGCTGAAGATGAGCTCCAACCCCTCGTCACCGCCTGGCGTACATCCAATCCCAATATCGTTAGGCTCTGGTGGGATGTGGATCGCGCAGTAAAGAGGTCCGTCAAGGAGCGTACTGCCACTGAGACACATGGTATTCGCTTCTCCTACCAAAGCGGAATGCTCTTTATACTTCTCCCTTCCGGGCGGCGACTTGCCTATGTGAAGCCAAGTATTGGCACTAATCAATTTGGTTCAGAATGCGTCACTTACGAAGGCGTTGGCAGTACGAAGAAATGGGAACGCATCGAAAGCTACGGTCCAAAATTTGTTGAGAATATCGTCCAGGCGATCAGTCGCGACATCCTCAGCTACGCCATGAAGAACTTAAGGCAATACGCCATAGTCATGCACGTTCATGATGAAATCGTCATTGAGGCTGAACCAGATGTGTCTGTCAAAGACATCTGCGACATAATGGGGCAAACTCCGTCTTGGGCAAATGGACTATTACTAAGGGCTGACGGATTTGAATGCAACTTTTATCAAAAAGATTGACGTTTTTAGTACTCAAAATGCCAGAAACTGTCCTGTGTATAGTAGAGGGCGACGATGCCCTTCAGAAATGGAGGATTAACATGGATAAATTTAACCACGAGCACTACTTCGATCCAACTGCATATGAAGCACTTACTTCTGTAGAAAACGAAGAACTCACAACACAAACCTATCGGTCACTTGTCTACATCGCCTCACCGTTTGCTGGAGACATATATCGAAATATTGAGAGGGCTCAGGGGTACTCAAGGTTCGCCATCAGTAAAGGCTATATCCCTCTCACCCCCCACCTACTCTATCCTCAGTTTATGGATGATGACGATAAAGAGCAGCGCGAACTTGGACTCAGATTCGCCCTGAAATTACTGACAAAATGCGAGGAACTGTGGGTTAATGTTAAGAAATTAGTTATGGAAAGTCACTCCTTTCAAATGGCTTAAAATCAATAATGAATGCGAAAAAACTTCACATAACAAAACCGTATACTGTTGTTAGGGCAGGCCGTTGCGCCTGCCGAAAACAGAAGGAGGTATAGTTATGGAAAGACAAAAACAAACCATATCTGAATTAATAGATATGGCAAAAGATGAATTGATCCGTTTACAGTACAGCCCGTTTACTGTGGAAAATTATGCGAGGGCTTGGAGGAACCTGCTGAGATATGCGGACGAAAAAGGCGTCCTGTATTTTACCGAAGCGTTTGGGGATCAGTTTCTGCGGGATCATTACGGCTACGAACACGGCTATCTGGAGCGGAATTACAGACGAGTAAACCCGCCGCGAATGATAAAAGTATTGGGACATTTTCAATTGCACGGGGTCATCATGCACCAGAGGCTTGACAGCAGAAAAATGAAGCCTCCCGAGGTTTATGCTCCTTTACTTGAAAAATTTGCGGATCATTTGCGGAAAATGGGAATGAGAGAATCAAGTGTGGAGAATCTCCATAGAAACGTTGTCCGTTTCACGGAGTATCTCCATGCCAATGGGATTCTCCAAATCGACAGACTGACGGGCGAGCATGTCACCGGTTTTGCATCCACATTATTCGGGTACAGCAGTGAAGCCGTTCAAAACTATTTTTACGCGGTAAGAAACTTTTTACGATTTTTACATCAAAACAAATATCACAAGGACGATTTGACTGGAGCAATCCCGAAATGCTTAACCCGGCCAACACAGTTTTTGCCTTTCATTTGGAAAGATGAGGATGTGACAAAGCTGCTTGCGGCTGTTGACCGTGCGAATCCAATCGGCAAAAGAAACTATGCGGTTTTGCTGCTCGTAACACAGCTTGGCCTGCGTGACAGCGATATCCAGAACCTGAAGCTGAGCGATATCAAATGGGAAAAAAGCTGTATAGAGATTGTTCAGGTCAAAACAGGAAAACAGGTGGCGCTACCGTTACTTGATGATTTGGGGCTTGCAATCATCGATTATCTTAAATATGGACGACCTAAAAGCAATCTGCCCAATGTTTTTCTGAAACATGTGCCGCCCTATGACCAGATGCATGATTTTACGAGTATGGTTTACAAATATATCAATCTGGCCGGGATTAAGGTCAGTGCCGGGTCAGCCCACGGGATGCATTCATTACGGCATACAATGGCGACAAGACTTCTGGAGAAAAACGTGCCGATCTCAACTATCTCAGGTATATTGGGCCATGTGGATCTGAATTCCGCGAGCGTATATTTGTCGGTGGATATTGCGAACCTAAAAAAATGCGCGTTAGACCCGGAGGAGGTGTTCGTTTGTGAGAACGCCTGAGAAATATCTGGAGTTGACCTTTTCCAGCCCAATTGCCGTCTGTATTGAAAAATTTATTGCTCAACAGCGGGCTGTGGGCTTCATTTACAATACCCAAGCCAAAAATCTTCGAAGCTTTGACCGCTTTGTCGCAACGCAAAATTGTCCTCCCAACACACTTGCAAAAGAGATTGTCAACGCATGGATAGACAGCCGTCCGAACGAAAAAATCAATACACAGAGAAAGCGCGCCAACCTGATAAAGCTGCTGGGGCAATTCATGCTGAAAATCGGATGCGAGGCGTATATTCCTCCCATTACCGTTACAAGAGCCATTCCTCCCAATTACATTCCTCACATCTATACTGATGACGAACTTGCAAGATTTTTCACTGCGGCGGACAATTTGCCCCGCAACAACCAGAGCTGCCGCAGTTTAGCCGCTCCGGTTTTCTTCCGCATTCTTTACGGCTGCGGATTAAGGGAATCGGAGGCCAGAAAACTGCGGCTCTGCGATGTGGACTTGAAAAACGGAGTCCTCGCCATAAAAGACAGCAAGCTGGGCAAGAGCCGGACTATCCCGATGTCCCCGTCTTTGACCGAAAGATGCCGAGATTACAGCGAACAGATTCACAAGTTTTCAGGGAAAGACGACTATTTTTTCTCGCCTAAAGCCGGAGGAATGTACAGTAGGGGCGCTTTCCTACGCATGTTTATGGAAAGCCTGTACCGTGCCGGGATTCCCTATGGCGGCAAAGGCGCAGGGCCAAGAATGCACGATTTCCGTCATACCTTCGCCGTGCATTGTCTTAGAAACTGGGCGAAGGAAGGTGTGGATATGACCACAGCTTTTCCTTATCTGTCCGTCTATATGGGGCACTGTGATTTGCGCAGCTCACAATATTATCTGCGGCTGACTTCCGAGCTTTTCCCGCATATTACGGAAACGCTTGAAAATGAACTGGGCGGGATCATTCCGGGAAGGAGCGGCTCTCATGAAAACAACTGACTTTTCAAAATACCTGTCCGATTTTCTGAGCGTATATTTGCCTCGGAGCAGAAACCTGAGCCGAAACACGATCTCATCCTATTGCGACGCCTTTACTCTGCTTCTGCAATTTTACAGAGACATTAAAAAACTCAGGGTGGACAGGCTCTCCATAAATGACCTGAACTGCTCTTTGGTAAACGACTTCTTGGATTGGCTGGAAACGGAACGCAACTCCAGCATTTCCACCAGGAATCAGCGGCTGGCCGCAATCTGTTCCTTTGCCCGGTACGTTCAGATTGAGTCCCCCGCAAATATTCACGAGTTGCAAAAAATCCTTGCGATACCCGCGAAAAAAGCAGTTGAGCCGGTTGTAACATATTTGTCTCCTGATGAATTGCGCTCGATACTGCGGCAGCCGAATACCTTGTCCGTATACGGAAGGCGGGATCTGGTCATGTTGAGTGTTTTGTACGATACCGGCGCGAGGGTACAGGAACTTTGCGATTTGTCCGTGAGGAGTGTCCGTTTTGATAAGCCGGCCCATATTACCTTGACTGGTAAAGGCGGCAAATCACGGCAGGTTCCGCTTCTGCAAAACACCGTTGACCTTCTGCGCCAATACCTCTCGGAGACGGGACTGGATACGACGGATAAACTGGATTACCCTTTGTTTTGCAACAATCAGAGAAAAAAATTCACACGCGCCGGAGTCGCCTACATTTTGAAAAAATATGCTGCTATGGCCCGTGTCAGCAACCCTCAAATCCCTGATAAAATTACTCCGCATGTGTTAAGACACACCAAAGCAATGCACTTATTACAGGCAGACGTGAATGTTATTTATATCAGAGATATATTGGGGCACGTTGATATTGCTACAACCGGCGTGTACGCGCGGGCCGACACAAGAATGAAACGTACCGCGCTGGAAAAAGCGCATGACATCAGCCTGCCAAGTTCTATTCCTCCCTGGGCAAAGGATCAGGACTTGCTGGAATGGCTAAAAAACTATGGAAAGGATGTGTAATTACGATTTATTATGCGAAGTTTTTCATCGCCCGAGCCTGTGTATATGCAGACTCGGGCGCTCTGCTTTTCATAAGCAGATTCTTAACATTAACCCAATTATGTGAAGCTTCACATAATTGGATGTTCGGTGAACGCATCACAGATGGTATGTCACGCGAGATCGCAAAAGCAAAACGAAGAGGTCTACCCATTCGATATTTTACCAGCCGATGTGAGGAGGTCACTAAATGAGAGAGCTTATCCAAATCAATTATGAAAGCGATAAACCAACCGTCAGTGGGCGAGCCCTCCACGAAGCTCTGGAGGTCGCAACACCCTATAAAGACTGGTTCCCTCGTATGTGTGAGTATGGTTTTAAGGAAGGTAAGGACTTTTGCTCAAATTTGCGCGAAAGTACCGGAGGACGCCCCAGCATCGACCACGCGATCTCAATCGCAATGGCAAAAGAGCTCTGTATGCTTCAGCGCAGCGAAATGGGAAGAAAATATCGTCAGTATTTCATAGCAGCTGAAGAGGCATGGAACTGTCCTGAAAAGGTTGTTGAACGCGCTTTACAGATCGCACGTCAGCGCGCCATTGAGGCTGAAAGTCGAATACTATCCCTCACTGTAGAAAATGAATCGCTTGAAATCGCACTGAACACTTCCCTACAGTTTTACACAGTGGCAAAGTACAACAAAGTTTTCAGTAGAAACTGGAGCCTCTCTCAGTGCCAGGCTATAGGAAAACAGCTCTCAGCTTACTGCCGCGCACGTTCTATCGAGATCAGGCAGTGCGAGACCAATGACGAACGCTTCGGAACAGTCAACAGCTATCCACTTACCGCATGGGAAGATTTCCTGGAGGTGTTACCATGCGTGATTTAAAGATATCTTATGGTAACAGCCGTATGGACAAGAAATGGAAGAATAATGAGATCTCTTGGCAGGACTTCTGTAACAGAGTGAGCACCACCATTCGAACCACTGAGGCCACTGAAGAGTACCTAAAATCTAAAAAGGGGCATCAAGATGCCATCAAGGACGTGGGCGGATATGTCGCTGGTCATCTTAGAGAAGGAAGGCGAAAAAAAGGGTTCGTCCTCTCCCGGTCCATGATTGTGCTAGACATGGACTATGCCTCCCCTGGTATCTGGGATGAAATCATCATGCTCCACGATTTCACCTGCTGCGCCTATTCCACACACAAGCATACACCAATGCATCCAAGGATCCGGCTAGCCATCCCACTTCTCCGCGATATTAGTGAAGCAGAATATCCAGCTGTCGCACGCATGGTGGCAAAAGATATCGGCATCGACCTCTTCGACGATACGACCTACGAACCGCATAGGTTAATGTACTGGCCATCCACATCAAGAAATGGGGAGTTTTTCTTTAAGGCGCGCGACGGAAAACTCCTCGATCCAGATGTATATCTGTCAAAGTACGACGACTGGCAAGATGAATCCACCTGGCCAAGGTCAAGTCGTCAGTCTGAAGTCATTCACAGCGCAGCAGTCAAGGCCGGGGATCCACTTTCAAAGCCTGGGATCATCGGTGTCTTTAACCGGACCTACTCAGTAGAAGAAGCCATCGAAACTTTTTTGTCAGACATCTATGAACCTTCAGTGATAAATGGTAGATATAGCTACATCCCCGCCGACAGCAGCGCCGGTGTAGTCACCTATGACAGTATGTTCGTCTATAGTCATCATGCCACGGATCCCGCCTGCGGAAAACTACTGAGCGCCTTTGACCTTGTGAGGTTACATCGCTATCGACATCTTGATGATAAACTCCCAGAAGATACGCCTGTTACCAGACTTCCGTCTTATATCGAAATGACGAAATTCGCATCAACTGATGAAAACGTCAAACTGCTTTTAGCACAGGAACGTAAATTGCAAGCCGTCAGTGATTTTAGTGATGACGACTGGCAAAAGGGACTTGAATATGAACCCCGCTCCACACTGCTTAAAAACAACCTTCACAACATCACACTGATCCTACAGCATGATCCTAACCTGAAATCCATCGTATTTAATCAACAATTAGATGGTATGGAGATTAAAGGTCACATTCCTTGGAATCACCCCTCAAAGTACTGGCGTGATGCTGATGATGCTCAGCTTATCAGCTATGTAGACTCAAATTACGGGACCTTTTCACAGCGCAACTATCAAACTGCCGTGGCAAAAGTTGCAGACGACCGGTCCTATCACCCTATCCGAGAATTTCTCGACTCTTTACCATCATGGGATGGCATTCCAAGAGTAGATACGCTTTTAATCGATTATCTTGGTGCTGATGATAATAAATATGTCAGGGCCGTTACCAGAAAAACACTCTGCGCAGCCATTAACCGTGTACGAAGCCCTGGATGTAAGTTTGATTCCATGCTCGTTCTGAATGGCCCACAAGGCGTTGGCAAAAGTACACTCATTTCTAGACTTGCAGGCGAGTGGTTCTCTGACAGTCTTAATCTCAGCGATACCAAAGATAAAACCGCTGCAGAAAAACTTCAGGGATACTGGATCATAGAGATCGGCGAACTGGCAGGACTTAGAAAAGCAGAGGTTGAGACTCTAAGATCATTTCTTTCAAGGCAAAATGACATCTACCGCGCAGCATTTGGAAAGCGTGCAACACCTCATCTAAGGCAGTGCATCTTCTTCGGTACGACCAATGCAGAGTCTGGATACCTTCGTGACACCACAGGCAACCGACGCTTTTGGCCGGTGAAGACACCTGGTAGTGGGAGTAAACGCTCCTGGAAGCTATCGGGTAACGAGGTCATGCAAATATGGGCAGAAGCTTTAATCTATGTAAATGCAAGCGAGCCGCTGTTTTTAGAATCGACTATGGAGCAGCAGGCCAAGGCTGAGCAGCGAGAAGCGCTGGAGTCTGATGAACGCGAGGGTCTCGTTCGGGAGTATCTAGACACTCTTCTACCCGATGAATGGGAGGAAATGGACCTCTTCGATCGCCGAAACTTTCTTAATGGCACAGAACTTGGCGGCATCGGTCGTCGCGGCACAAAGAAGCGACTGAGTGTGTGCAATATGGAAATATGGTGTGAGTGTTTTGGTAAAGACCGTTCAAATCTGAAACGCCAAGATTCGAATGAACTCACAGCGATCCTCATCAAGCTTGGCTGGGAGCGCATGGCCAAAAAAGAAAGAAAGCCGCTTTATGGGCCGCAGTACATCTTCATGCCAAAAGACCGTGCGTGGTGAGTTTCAGGAACGATTTGTTCCCAGCAATTTGTTCTGAAAAGTTATCTAAAGAATTAAGGAACATTTACAGGTACAACCCATAAATATTGCTACTAAGCCATCCATAGCAAGTTGTACCTGTAATCCTAATATTTATATTAAATGGAATAGTAGTAAATAGTAGCTAATAGTACACGCCACACACATATCGCGCGTATAAGGGGTTTTCGGGAATTAGGAACTATAAGAACATAGAGTGAAAATGATGAAATTTACTCTTGAAATTCAGTCATGAGTTATAAAACTATCAGATGACGGAATGCACGAATGGTAATGTCTAGCCGAAAAGGTATTACAGGATGGAATGTTACAAGAGGCAAAGAAGATGAAATGGTGGTCATTTAAATGCGTGAGAAAACACTAGAATGTAAAATCATAAAAGCAGTTAAGGCGATGGGAGGCATCTGCCCTAAGTTTGTAAGCCCTGGTATCGATGGAATGCCTGATCGTATTGTGCTTCTTCCCGGTGGACGACTTGCCTTTGTTGAGGTCAAAGCACCGGGATGTAAACCACGACCTCTTCAGGATAGACGGCATGAATTGTTATGGTCTCTTGGATTTAGGGTGTATATCCTTGATGATGAGCAAAAGATCCAGCCGATACTATCTGAGATTTCGGAAGGAGGTGATGCCTGATGAAGTTCATACCTCATGATTATCAGCGTTTTGCCACAAACTATCTTCTTGAAAAGCCCGTGGCCGCTATATATCTTGATATGGGCTTAGGTCCGGAAAGACCGTCATTACGTTATCAGCCATCTTCGATCTGACACTGGATAGCTTTCTGATACGTAAAGCCCTTATCATTTGCCCACTTCGTATTGCAAGTGATGTTTGGCCTACTGAAATCGAAAAGTGGGATCATTTATCAGGCTTAACTTATTCCGTTGCAGTTGGCAGTGTAAGTAAACGTAAAGCTGCGCTGATGGCAAAGGCGCAAGTGTATCTCATTAACCGCGAAAATGTCGAGTGGCTCGTAATGAGGAGTGGTCTACCCTTTGACTATGACATGGTCGTCATCGATGAGCTCTCGTCCTTCAAATCTCATCAAGCAAAACGCTTTAAAAACCTGATGAAAGTAAGGCCAGGTGTAAAGCGCATAGTTGGCCTCAGCGGAACACCGGCAAGCAATGGTCTCATGGATTTGTGGGCAGAATTTAGACTCCTTGATATGGGTCAGCGCCTTGGCAGATTTATCGGTAATTACCGGACAACTTACTTTGAACCAGATAAGCGAAACGCCCAGGTGGTGTTTTCTTATAAACCAAAACCTGGTGCAGAAGATGCCATCTATAGACAGATCTCAGACATTACCATCTCCATGAAAGGCACTGATCATTTAAAACTGCCAGAACTTGTGATGAATGAAATCTCCATAAGGATGTCAGACGAAGAGGCGCTACATTACAAAGCGATGAAAGATGACATGGTTCTATCCCTTCATGGTAAAGAAATCGATGCGGTTAATGCCGCTGCCCTATCAGGGAAGCTACTGCAAATGGCAAATGGTGCGGTATACGACGAAAACCATGATGCCATACGAGTGCATGACCGAAAGCTTGATGCACTTGAAGATCTAATCGAAGCGGCCAATGGCAAGCCGGTTCTTATCGCTTACTGGTTTAAGCATGATCTTGATCGAATTCTATCGAGGTTTCCTGCTGAGCGTCTCGACTCAAGCGACAGTATCCGAAGGTGGAACTTAGGTGAGATACCACTGGCTGTGATTCATCCGGCATCTGCAGGTCATGGTCTCAACCTTCAAGCCGGTGGCTCCACCCTCGTCTGGTTCTCACTAACCTGGAGTCTTGAGCTTTACCAACAAACCAACGCCAGGCTCTGGAGACAAGGCCAAAAAGAAACGGTCGTCATTCACCACATTATTGCTAAGGACACGATTGACGAGCAGGTCATGAAAGCCCTCCGGCATAAAGATATGACCCAGTCTGCGCTTATTGATGCTGTAAAGGCAAATCTGAACCAAGGAGGTCCGGCATGACAAAAAAAGAACTATCACAGCTTTACTGGCTCAATCGAGAAATTGAAGAGCAGCAGCGCAGACTTCAAGAACTTGAAAGTCTTGCAACCTCCTGCACAAGTCCAATCACAGGCATGCCGAAATCGAAAGGGATCATCGACAAGTTGTCTGAATACGTCGCTGAGATTGCTGACTTAAAATGGCTGATCGATCTAAATTTACAAAAGTGTTTTTTTGAACTCAATCGACTGAATCGCTTTATCAACACTGTTGATGACAGCGAGATGCGGTTAATTCTATCCCTTCGATATATTAACGGATTATCCTGGCAACAGATTGCCTACAGTATTGGTGAATGGGATGAGCAGTATCCAAGGAGAAGGCACAACACTTTTATCAAGAATCAAAACTTGACGAAAATGACGAAAGATATGTGCTAAGATAATAGTATATAGAAATGTCAAAAGACATCAGTCATAAACGGCTGATGTCTTTTCATATTCTTGATCATGAAATTTAAAAAGGTGTAGCCTATTAGTAATCAAAATCAGAGTAAGTCGTATACTTGTAAATGAATTCGATTTCTGATTCAGATTCTAAAAACACATCTACAATCTCAGGATCAAAGTGTTTACCTGAACCCTCCGCGATGATTGAAATGCTTTGTAAATGTGAAAATGGATCTTTGTATGCGCGCTTTGAGCGCAGTGCGTCATACACGTCAGCAATAGCCATAATTCTAGCTGAGAGTGGTATTTCATCTTCAAATAAACCATGAGGATAACCTGTACCATCCCATTTTTCATGATGATATAGTGCTATCTTAGAACCAAAAATTATGAAATTGTTATCAGGAAATCGCTTCCGAACCTCGCTTAAAGTATTTGAACCTATTATTGTATGCCTTTTCATGATTTCATATTCTTCATCGGTTAATCTACCTGGTTTGGTTAATATACTGTCAGGGATACCAACTTTGCCAATATCGTGGAGCGGTGCGGCTTTTGCAAGATCTTCAACGTATGTATCCGTAAGCAGTTGACGATATTTACTTGAGGTTCTTAACTTCTCAGCGATGAGCCTACAAAACTTCGATACTCGAACTATATGTGCGCCTGTATCATCATCACGCATCTCAGCAAGTTTAACAAGGGAGTAAATGGTCGCAAGTCTTGATTCAACAATCTCAGATTCCTTACTTATGATAACCTTCATTTGCTGCTTATATTTATCAGAAAAATAACCAATCAAAGTGGAGACAAATATGAAAATAAGGATCCTAAGTTGCCAATTGAATGACTGTTGCATAATCATTTCATCTGAACTTAATGGCATAAAAGGTCCTAAAAGCAGACCACTAAATACGGCATGAAGAATCCCGTATTTCTTCCCGAGTACAGATGATAAGACGGACACAGGAATGAACATTAAATTTGCAAAAACGGTTTTTGTTCCACCATGATAAAACACAAACCAAGCAATTAGTAACGATAACAAATATGAAAATATCGCACAAGATATTTTTAAAAATCTTTGTTTATGAGGACTAGCATTGAGGATTAATTCATCCATATTGACTCCTGTAACGATTTAATTAGTTTAAAACATGCCCACTGTTCATTATTATACACCACCAAATAGAGTTTTGTGTTACAATTTTGTACAAATAGGTATTTGAATATAAATTTAGAACAATTATAATAACTGATATTTTTGAAAAATGATGTATCAAAGAAAAAGTAGTGGAAAAACAAATATGTGAAACTTGACGAAAATGACGAATCGAAATGTGTTATAAGTAAGATATCAAAGCAACCGTATTAAAATCTAGCACTGATACTTTTATAGTATTTGCAAGAGGTACACTTACCAATCAATAATCTTTGGAGGGTTTTGATATGGCTGTTGATTTTCACAATAACAAGAACGGATCAATTAGATTTGATCTACTAACTAAACTAATTGAAAATGGTAATAGTTATGTCAAAGAAAGTGAAGCCATTCCATTCATCACAGAAATTTCAGTATCAATAAATCCGCTGATCGTGAAAATTATGCAGGGAATTCAAGAAGTTGTACCTTCGAATAACGCTACGCTTACACTTGCCTGGTGCTGCTACTCAGGTATTGGTGCTACGATGCAATGGCATGTCAACTGGAAGGACCTCAAGTCAAAAGGCATATTCGAAACACTAACAAAAGAACGTGGTATTTCTGAAATGGATCAATTTGTTCTTGATTCTGTAGGTTTAACAATTGGAAGCGAAGAAGCTAAAAGATTATCCAAGCACATTCAAGAAAGCGCACGGAATGTCATTATTTATATGGTCAAGCATTCAACTGACGCAACACCCGAAGTGGTTAAGGATGTCTACTTTCAAGCGTGTGAGGCAATGTACTTTTATGGCATGGCAATTCAGATGAATCGATTAGGAATCATCAATTGATGGGACTGCACCATTCATTCTGATACTGACAAGACTTGTGAATAAATTTGACGAAAATGACGAACCTAAATGTGATATAAGTAAGATAGAGAGTAAATTAAGTGAGCCTTTGCAGGGTAAACCTGTGAGGGCTTTTTATATGCCCAATTTGAGGTGACCAATGATGCCCTATAGACCAAAACGACCCTGTTCTCACCCAGGATGTCCAAAGCTGACAAACGGAAGGTTCTGCGAGGAACATGCTAAACAGGAAGAAAAGCGCTACGAGAAGTATGACAGGGATCCGACAATGAAGAAACACTACGGTAGGTCTTGGAAACGGATTCGTGACCGGTACATTGCCGCCCACCCTCTCTGTGAACAGTGTCAGAAACTTGGACAAGTCACACCAGCTACAGAGGTGCATCACATCAAGCCGCTGTCTCAAGGTGGCGATAATGATTTTTCAAATCTGATGTCTCTTTGTACCTCGTGTCACTCAGAGATCACTGCACGCGAAGGTGGTCGGTGGAAACGACGAAGCCACAACCCCCTAGGGGGGCAATAAATCTCTACAACCCTCAAACACTTGACCGGCCCCGCAGCTTCGCGCGAAAAAATACAGGTTCAAACAGGGGATTAACCCATAAAATACCAAGGAAGTGACGACGCGTGGCTAAAGACGGCACCAATCGAGGCGGGAGGCGCGTTCGCGCTGGTGATAAACCTCAAGCACTCACTGACAAAATCACAAAAGGCAAGGCTGCAAAGGTACTTGAAGTACCAGATCTTCAACCTGAATCCATTTTGGAGGTTGAGGATTTGGATGGCGCTGCAGACCTCTTCGGAGAGGATATGCCCTCCCCTAGTGATTACCTCAGTTCGAAACAAAAAGACGGTAAACCACTCGGTGCTGATCTACTCTTTATCGAAACCTGGCGCTGGCTGAAAGACCGTGGATGTGAGAAATTCATAAACCCAAGGCTAATTGAAGCCTATGCCCAGGCTTTCACCCGCTACATCCAGTGTGAGGAAGCCATCAGCTTATACGGACTACTTGGTAAGCACCCCACCACTGGTGGCGCAATGGCAAGCCCCTTTGTTCAGATGAGTCAGTCATTTCAGAAACAGGCGAACCTGCTCTGGTATGAGATTTTCGATATCGTCAAGCAGAACTGCACGACTGCCTTTGTGAGCAATCCTCAAGAAGACATCATGGAAGCCCTGCTATCAAGAAAAAAGAAGTAACAAGTCATACCATCGGGGGATTTAAACATGCAATTAGCAAAACGAACTGAAGTTGTCGATATTGATAAAATCATTCCATATGCACGTAACGCCAGGACACACAGCAAAGAGCAGATTGCACAAATCAGAGCCAGTTTTCGTGAGTTTGGTGTTATATCTGCCCTAATCGTGGATGAAAAGTACAACCTACTCGCAGGTCATGGTCGTCTTGAAGCTGCTCGCGCTGAAGGGCTTAAAGAACTTAATTGTATTGTTGTCGAACACCTCACTGAAGCACAGAAGCGCGCTTATATCATTGCCGATAATCGCCTGGCACTGAACGCAGGATGGGATACCGAGATGCTCTCCGTTGAACTCTCTGATTTACAGGGTGCCGAATTTGACCTATCCCTTCTTGGCTTTGATGATGCAGAACTTAATAAACTGCTGGGTGGTATGGAAGATATCAAGGACGATGACTTTGATGTAGATAAGGCCGCTGAAAAACCTTCATTCGTTGAGTCAGGCGATTTATGGCTCCTTGGAAGGCATAATCTCCTTTGTGGTGATGCAACAAAATCCGACGATGTTGCCCACTTGATGCAGGGGAAAAAAGCAAACCTATGTGTTACCGATCCACCATACAACTGCGACTACAGCGGCGGCACCGGTATGAAAATCATGAACGACAAGATGCAGTCAGAGGAGTTTTATAACTTTCTGCTAAAAGCGTTTAAAAACGTTTACGACAACCTAACTGATGGCGGAGCATTTTATTGCTTTCATTCGGATGCTGAAAAGGTAAACTTCTTTAACGCTACAGTTGCAGCTGGCTTTCATTATTCAACCACATGCATCTGGGTAAAAGACAGCCTTGTACTCGGCCGGATGGATTATCAAATGCGACACGAACCGGTGCTTTATGCTTTTAAAGATACTGCAAAACACAAATGGTATAACGATCGAAAACAAACGACTGTCTGGGAGTTCCCGCGACCTAAGAAGTCAGAACTGCATCCAACTATGAAAAGCCTGCCGCTGATTGCTTATCCTGTTTCAAACTCGTCGCAAGTAAATGGGATTGTTATTGATTTTTTTGGTGGATCGGGTAGCACTTTAATTGTCTGCGAACAAACCGATCGGATATGCCATATGATGGAAATCGACCCGACCTACGCCAGTGTTATTGTTCGACGCTTCATTCAGCAAGTTGGTTCAGACAAAGATGTCTATCTTGTCCGAAATGGAAATAAAGTCCATTATTCTGATGTATTCAATGCTAATGGCGACGAATAAACTCAGCTTTTACAATACTTTGAATAGGCCATGGCATCCTTAGCATTAATGTTTGTTCATCAAATAACCCTTGCTATTCCTCAGCTTTAGAGTGATATATGTACTAACCAAAGAAGCAAAGGAGGCTTAGGGTTATGGAAATAAATTTTAATGTATCGGGTATAAATCGAAAGGAATTAGTCTTAACCATCAGTGAACTTGTTGGTAAACCTGCCATCTATAAAGGCGCACCCACATTTTCATATGATATCGGGGGCATCTCCATCGACAAAAGTGGCACCCTCTTCTTCTCTGTCACAGTTGACAGCGACCTGGTAAGTAAAGTTATAACCGGCCTATCAGAAAGAGGGTTTGAATTTGATGAATCCGAAATGATGAATAAGTTATGTATCGCGATGCCACTTGAGGGCTTTACTGAGGAAAGCCTTACGAATCTCGAAAAGCTGATTGCTAGTAAAGCGACTCTGATTAAAAAGGCCATTGGTGCAGGCTCGCTTCCAATTGAAAGAACTGAGACAAAACTCAGCTTTCCTTGGTTTAAGCTTCCCGCCACGGGTGATGAGGTGGCCGCCTACTCTCATTTTATTAGTGCACTCTGCACCGCTGCGAAGGAACAAAAAAAGGTCACCGCGCGCGAAAGAGTTGTCGACAACGAAAAATTTACATTTAGAGTATTTCTTATCCGACTTGGATTTGTGGGAGATGAGTATAAGCTGACCAGGAAGATTCTGCTTCGTAGCCTAACTGGCAGCTCAGCTTATGCAAATAGCATTCGCCCACTTAAAGAGGATCAAGGTTCAGACAGTGAGGTCAATCATGAATAAATTTCCTTCAAAAGAAATCGTCAGTCGCCTTCGCAGTCAATATCCGCGTGGCACAAAAATCGAACTGGTGCGCATGAATGATCCATACTCAAATCTGAAGCCAGGCGATCAAGGCACCGTCGAGTTCATCGATGATGCTGGCACCATTTTCTGCCAGTGGAATAACGGATCAACCCTCGGAGTGGTTTATGGCGAAGATGCCATTAAAATAATTTTGGATTGAGGCAAGCAAACTAATTCAAAGTTCCTGCCATATAAAGAAGGAGGCCCTTACAGTGAAAGCACTGTTCGGCAGAAAAATATCAGACATTGAAGAACTTCGAAAAGCAACCGTCTTTTCGAAAAACGAAGGATCAACCGGTTCAAATTATGTAGTCACGAGAGAAGTAGAGCTAAGTGATGCTGAATTCAAAGAGCTCACAAACGATCTGCTTAAGGACCAGCCATGGATCACCAAAGAAGATGGTGGCCCAAATGAAGACGGAGAACTCAGATGTATTAGGGTTATAAACCTATCAACAGGTGAAAAGCTCCTTATAAATTCAGAAGGCTATGACTTCCCGAGGTACGTAGCCCTCGAAAAATAATAAAAGCAGGCTTAAACGCCTGCTTCTTTCATATGTTTGATGCACTCACGACAATAGAATTTGCCTTTGATTTTAATGATATCCTTGGTATTATCACAACGCGAACAATGAGGCGTGCATTTTTTTAGGGTCATGGTGTCATCCGTGATGAATACTTCAAGATAATCTTTTTCCATGATACCAAACTGCTTTCTGAGTTCGATGGGGAGTACGACTTGGCCTAGTTCGTCTACTTGTCTGATAATACCAGCCGATTTCATTGAACCTCTCCTTTAGCTTTAATATGTATCTAATGGTATCTTAATCCAATTTAAAAATCAATGGTAATTGAAGATGAACTTAAGAAAATAATGTGAAATACAACTTGCTATTACCTCCCAAACGAGTGATATATGTACTAACCAAAGAAATCATGGAGGTCAGGATCATGTGGGCAAGCGGAAAAGTAAATGGGTTTGAATTTCAGATAAAACACTATGAAGAAGGCTCAGTCTACGGGATTTCCGAGGGTAAAATTTCTAAGATGCTTATTCGTAAGGATAACAAAATCCTTGCCAACTATGACCGTGGTTGGGACGTCTACCCCCGGGATGTAGAAGTTATCGAGGTCTATGAGAAGCTACTCAAAATGTACAACTAATCGAATAACACTAAATCAAGGGCTTCGAACTCGAAGCTCTTTTCTTATGCCCATTTTAGAAACGAGGGACCGAAAATGATGCGCAAACTAAAGAAGTATAAACCAACTGTCTTTAGATCCGGGGACAGTGTTTATAATAAAGCTGCTGCCGATTATGCGGTCGCGTTCATCGAAGCTCTCTCTCATACCAAAGGCAGTTGGGCAGGTAAGCCCTTTGAACTCATCGACTGGCAGGAACAAATCGTAAGGGACCTATTTGGTGTCCTAAAACCAAGTGGTTATAGACAGTTTAACACCGCATATATTGAGATCCCCAAAAAGATGGGTAAATCAGAGCTCGCCGCAGCGATTGCCCTGCTGCTCACCTGCGGCGATGGCGAAGAGCGCGCCGAGGTCTATGGATGTGCCGCAGATCGTCAGCAGGCATCCATTGTCTTTGAAGTTGCAGCCGATATGATCCGCATGTGTCCTGCTCTCAATCGGCGGGTCAAGATTCTCGCTTCCACAAAGCGCATCATATATTTACCGTCGAATAGCTTTTACCAAGTCCTGTCGGCTGAAGCCTACTCTAAACACGGATTTAACATTCATGGCGTGGTATTTGATGAGCTTCATACTCAGCCCAACCGAAAACTATTTGACGTCATGACAAAAGGTTCAGGCGATGCAAGGACACAACCCCTCTACTTTCTAATCACCACAGCTGGATCAGACACCCAGAGCATCTGCTACGAAACACACCAAAAGGCGCTCGACATCCTGGAGGGCAGAAAACATGATCCCACCTTCTATCCCGTCATCTATGGCGCGAAAGAAGATGAGGACTGGACAAATCCCAAAGTATGGAAAAAAGCCAATCCTAGCCTAGGAATTACAGTCAGCATCGATAAAGTGAGAGCTGCCTGCGAATCTGCAAAGCAAACTCCGTCTGAAGAAAATAGTTTTCGTCAGCTTAGATTAAACCAATGGGTGAAGCAGGCTGTGCGCTGGATGCCAATGGCCAGGTGGGATGCCTGTGCATTTCCAGTTTCTATGGATGATCTTGAAGGACGAGTCTGTTATGGAGGTCTAGACCTATCATCAACCACAGACATCACTGCCTTTGTGCTCGTCTTCCCTCCGCTGGATGAAAACGATAAATTTCAGGTTCTCCCCTTCTTCTGGATGCCTGAAGATAACATCATCCTACGGGTGCGCCGGGACCATGTACAGTATGATCTTTGGGAAAAGCTAGGGTTTCTCCTGACCACTGAAGGTAACGTGGTCCACTATGGATTCATAGAGAAGTTCATCGAAAGCCTTGGAGAACGGTATAACATCAGGGAGATCGCCTTTGACCGATGGGGCGCGGTTCAGATGGTCCAGAACCTTGAAGGTCTAGGCTTTACTGTTGTTCCCTTTGGCCAAGGCTTTAAGGATATGTCCCCTCCTACCAAGGAACTGATGAAACTAACCCTTGAAGAAAAGATAGCTCATGGTGGGCACCCCGTTCTCCGGTGGATGATGGACAACATTTTCATCAAGACTGATCCAGCGGGAAACGTTAAACCAGACAAAGAAAAAAGCACCGAGAAAATTGACGGTGCTGTGGCAACGATTATGGCACTAGATAGGGCTATTAGATGTGGTGGGAGTAGTGAAAGTAGTGTTTATGATGATCGAGGAATTTTGATATTGTAAAAATTTGAATTTTTAATACAAGTTGTAAACATCCTTTCAAAAATATATAATTATTGTATTAATGTATATATTTTGGAGGGATAGTTTTGTCTAATACTGATAAAAAACGTTTAACTGTTGCTAATTTCAATATTGTTTTCGGTGAAAATGAAGAGCCTCTATTAAAATACTTTGATTCAATTATAATGCCAGCGCTTACCACCCAATATGTAAAAAAAGCTGGAAGTAATCAATATATGTTTATGAATATTAAAGTTCAAGAAACAAATAAAGAAGAATACGCATTAACTGGCATAATCGTTAAAAATACTGTTCTGGAAATTAAGTCTAAATTCAACGATAAAGGTAATTTGATTGAGACAAATGAATTACATCCATCAGCGCCTTATTCAATATTCTATATTAACTTAGTTAATCATAGAATGACTCTTGTAAAAAATCAAAAAGGCAGCCCCGATTTGAAAAGTTTCTCATCTACATTAAGATCATATCTTGAAACATATGTCCATTTAGAAAATCGTAAAAGAAAAGAGGAAGAGAAAGAACCACTTCCATTTCCAACAACTGAAATTGTTGGCATTCCTATGAGGGAGTCAATTCAAGAGGTATTAAAGAAAGCAAAAAAGATTAACAAATTGACACTCAGATTTTATCCGCTTAATGGGGATATTGACTTATCAGGCATTTTTGAGGGTATGACGACTGAATTAAGGAAGATTTCGGGTAGCAAAACAGGAGCGGTTGTCTTAAACTCTCCAACTTCAATTAATGGTATTGCTGAACTTATTGAAGCCGCTCACGGAACAGTTGAGCCATCTTTTGAAGTAACATATTCAAATAATAAAGTTGCTACAATTACAAATGGAATGCTTTCAGAGAAAATGACAATCTCAATTGAACAAAGTGATATTAATAACGAAACGAAGCAAGTTATTGATTGTAGTTCAGATATTGAAAGTATAAAGCGCGTAAGCGAAGGAAACAAAAAAATATTTAAAGAGATGTTTCATAAAATAGCTCCTTTTGTTAAGCAAAGTTAATTATCTAAAATAGAAGTAGGTGAATTTTTTGTATAATGAGATAAATATTGAATATGTTGAAGAATTATTTAAAGTGAGATCCCATTCAAGCTTAATCAAAGAAGCGTTATACGACATAATGCCTTGGCGAATCGGGGTAAAAACCTGTTTGTTTATAGTGTTAATCGTTACAATCCCATCTATACTGATGGCTTTATCATCAAATACGATTAATCTGTTTTTATATGCAGTTAGTACAATTAATACTGTAATTTTATCACTATTCGGAATCGTTTTTATGGGGTATGCATTTTTCCAGGCCTTACTAAGTGATGACTTATTGATATGGTTGTTAAAAGATTCAGTAAAATCGGATGTTAAATTAAACAAAAGCAAATTATTGGAAAGCAATGAATATTTTGCGAAAGTTATGTTTCTTGATGTAGGAATGATACTAGCTAACATAATCATTATGTTTATAATGAATGGAATTCATTCTGAACGCATTTTAAACATTAGTTACTCGGGATATAGTGGGATTACGTTTGTTGTAATTTTTTCGTATTTCTATTTTGCAATTAATGTAATATGGGAAATGAATAGTTTTATCTATAATTTATTTCAACTCTTTAATTGTCATGCTGGTGCAAAAGCAATAGAAATTTTGAAAAAAAATACTAATTAAATTGTATTTATTCTGCAAAACAGAGGATTTATGTTTTCGCTTATGGGGTTTTGTAGTGGAAATATAATGTAATAGAAGAAATATCAACATTTTAACACGAAATAAGCATCTCACTATGAGGTGCTTTTTTCATGCCATTCTTTAGGGGGTGAACGATATTGAGCTTTTTATCAGGATTATTTCATTCTAGGGATAAGCCAAAGAACTATCTAACTAGCGGGTTTTCATTTCTATTTGGTAGTACCACGAGTGGCAAAACCGTCAATGAAAAAACGGCTATGCAAACCACTGCCGTCTACGCCTGTGTTAGAACCCTATCTGAAACCATCGCCAGCCTGCCCCTCCACATTTACCGACATTCTGAAAACGGGAAAGAAAAAGCGCTTCAGCACCGGCTCTACCGACTCCTTCATGACGAGCCAAACTCCGAGATGACTTCCTTTGTGTTTAGAGAGACACTGATGAGTCATCTTTTATTATGGGGCAATGCCTATGCTCAGATTATTCGCGATGGAAGAGGAAATGTCGTTTCGCTCTACCCCCTGCTCCCAGATCGGATGACGGTCGATCGGACCTCAAGGGGCGATCTTTTCTATGAATACCATAAGGAATCCGGCAGTGTGATTCTTAGAAAAGAAGAGGTTCTTCACATTCCAGGTTTAGGTTTTGATGGTCTTGTCGGTTATTCGCCTATAGCCATGGCCAAAAATGCTATAGGTATGGCAATTGCCACAGAAGAATACGGCGCCAGATTTTTCTCAAATGGAGCAAGTCCTGGTGGCGTCCTTGAACATCCCGGTGTCGTCAAGGATCCAAAGCGCATCAGAGATAGCTGGAATGAAGTTTATCAAGGGTCATCAAATGCCCACCGAATCGCCGTCCTTGAAGAAGGCATGAAGTTCCAACCCATAAGCATTCCACCAGAGCAGGCACAATTCATCGCTACAAGAAAATATCAACTCAATGAAATCGCTAGAATTTTCAGGATCCCACCACATATGATTGGGGACCTTGAAAAGTCTAGCTTTTCTAATATAGAGCAGCAGTCCCTTGAATACGTGAAGTATACCTTAGATCCTTGGGTAGTCCGCTGGGAAATGGCACTTAAGAGAGCGCTTCTAAATGAACGCGAGAAGCAGGAATACTTCATTAAGTTTAACGTGGATGGCTTGCTTCGTGGCGATTATAAAAGCCGTATGGATGGCTATGCCGTTGGCCGGCAAAACGGATGGCTCTCAGCCAACGACATCAGACAGCTTGAAGATCTTAACCGCATTCCAGAAGATCTCGGCGGGGATCTCTATCTCATCAACGGCAATATGACGAAGCTTCAGGACGCGGGGCTCTTCAGTACAAATTTTGAAATGGACGGTGAAGTGAGTGAAAAAGGCATTTTGGAACTGGGTGAAAAATGAAAACGGTAGAATCTTATTTCTAGATGGTCCTATCGCCGAGGAAACCTGGTACGGCGATGAGGTGACGCCAAAACAGTTCAGGGCTGAACTACTCAGTGGTGAAGGCGATATTACCATCTGGATTAACTCTCCAGGCGGCGATGTTTTCGCGGCTAGTCAAATCTACAATATGCTCATGGATTACAAAGGCCATGTTACGGTCAAGATCGATGGCATTGCTGCCAGCGCTGCCTCGGTCATTGCCATGGCCGGCTCAGAAGTCCTTATGTCACCGGTAGCATTAATGATGATCCACAACCCGATGACTTTAGCCTTCGGGGACACTGAAGAAATGCAAAAGGCCATTGGGATGCTGAGTGAAGTTAAAGAAAGCATTTTAAATTCTTATGAGATTAAAACAGGATTATCGAGGGTGAAATTATCACATCTCATGGATGCCGAAAGCTGGTTTAACGCCAAGAAAGCCATCGAACTGGGTTTTGCCGATGGCATGCTCTATGAATCCGAAACCGAAATGATGCCAGATGAAGGCATGATCTTCAGTAAAATGACTGCGATCAATTCCTTGATGAAGCGTCTGCCAAAAGAAGACAAAAATCCTGAAGCAGAAACCAAACTGCCAGAAACCATCCCTGTCGAGTCACTTGAAAAGCGACTGAACCTTATTAAACCTTAGGAGGATATGTGCATGAATAAAATTTTAGAACTCAGAGAAAAACGGGCTAAAGTTTGGGAAGAGGCAAAGACTTTCCTCGACTCAAAGCGCGATGAATCCGGCCAGATTTCGAAGGAGGATTCGATCATCTATGAAAAGATGGAAGCTGACGTTGTAAATCTCGGTAAAGAAATCGAGCGACTTGAGCGTCAGCAGATGATCGAAATGGAACTTTCGAAACCTGTTAGTGATCCGATTACCTCTCGACCAGAACGGCAAATGAAAGAAAAAACGGGACGTGCCAGTGATGAATATAAGTCCGCTTTCTGGCGTGCGATGAAGGATAAGAATAGCTTCGACGTTCAGAACGCACTCCAGGTCGGAACCGACTCTGAAGGCGGCTACCTCGTGCCAGATGAATTCGAAGCGACGCTGATTGAGGCGCTTCTTGAAGAAAATATCTTTAGGAGTCTAGCGACGGTGATTCGCACCTCATCAGGCGACCGTAAGATTCCAGTCGTGGCTTCAAAAGGAACAGCGTCCTGGGTGGATGAGGAAGCGCCAATTCCAGAATCCGATGATGCCTTTGGGCAGGTTTCCCTGGGAGCCCATAAACTTGGGACCATCATCAAGGTCTCTGAAGAACTGCTTAACGACAGCATTTTTAACCTGCAGGCTTATATCGCCAAGGAATTTGCCCGCAGAATCGGGACCAAAGAGGAAGAGGCCTTCTTTATTGGCAACGGCACCGGTAAGCCGGTGGGTATCTTTAACGCCACTGGTGGGGCTGACGTGGGCGTCACAAGCGCCCTTGCCACTTCACTTAAGTTCGATGAACTCATCGACCTCTACTACTCATTAAAGTCTCCTTATAGGAAAAATGCGATGTTTGTCACCAATGATGCGACCATCAAAGAAATCAGGAAGCTTAAAGACGGTAATGGGCTCTACCTCTGGCAGCCTTCTGTTCGTGTCGGAGAGCCGGACACTATCCTGAATAAACCGGTGAAAACCTCTTACTTCGTACCGACGATTGCGGCCACCGCCAAAACCGTTGCTTTTGGTGACTTCTCTTATTACTGGATCGCCGATCGTCAGGGCCGTTCCTTCCAGCGTCTTAACGAGCTCTATGCGGTGACAGGTCAGGTTGGTTTTAAAGCGACTCAGCGCGTCGACGGGAAACTTATCCTCTCTGAAGCGATCAAAGTGCTTCAGCAGCATGCGTAGGTGATGAATGATGAGTAACGTAAAGAATTATACCGAACAGGGCGGGGAAAGAACGGTAATTGGTGGAACGATTGAAATTGAAAGTACAGGTAGCCTGACATTTAACGGTACTGCCCTTACCCCTGCCGCAGCTCAGGCGGATAGTGTGGCATCGACGGTTGCAGGTGTCGTCGTCGATTTTAATGCGCTCCTTGCAAAGCTTAGAGCTGCTGGGCTGATGCTCAGCGAATGATGGAGGATCTTATGCAGACAAAAGGTAAAGTCAAAAAAGCCACTATTGAAGCCACTCTAATTAAGGCAGATGGCTCAAAGGTGGATCTTGGTACGATTGTTGATACAACGACCTCAAAAGGTTTCCTAAAGTTTTTTAAAGGTAAGGTGAAGTCAAATGGCTGATACTGTATATGTTGTCAATAACGGACTGGGGCTGATCTCAACGGCCCTTGCCGCTTCAAATCACAAATACGTGGCTTGGGGCACTGGTGTAGCGGCGGCGACTGTCGCTGATGCTGCCCTTGAAATGGCTGCAGCGCCGACCAACGTCACCGCGGCCACAGGAACTCAGTCCCAGCAAACGACCACCACCACGAATGACACTTATCAAGTAGTGGCCACCATCACTGCTGGCAGCGCCCTTGCTATTACGGAAGTGGGCATCTTTAATCAGGCCACCCTGTCCGGCGCAACGATGTACCTGCATGGCACGTTTAGCCCGATTAACGTCTCCTCAGGAGATTCTATTCAGTTCACGATCAAAACCGTGTTTGATCAAGCCTAATCTCCTATGGGAAGTGATCCCGGGAGATTTTTTTCTGGGATTAAACTTTCCCGAGTGAACGAATCTAGGAGGTGAGGTGTCTTGACCTATCAGTATCCGAAGATCAGCGGCTATAAGTGGAATGCACTTCAAAAAATATCCCTAGGCCTTGGTATTCCACTGGAGTCCATCAATATCACAGAGTCAGAAACGCTTACGGAAGTGGGGATTAATGGGCTTGAGCTGACTTCCCAGCAAAAAAATACACTTGATCAGATCATGTCCTCAGGCCCATGTCAGCCGCCAACGAATGCTGGCAACACGACCTACAAGATTGCAGACCTATGGTCCATGCGGGAATGGTTTTATGCGACCATCGGCCTAAGACCTGTGATGTGGTTTGAAGAAGGATCACCGGATGGGACTGGGGAATGCTACATCTATCTTCAATTTCCTCGCTCTCTGACCAATCAAGAAAAAAACAAGATCCTCAGCACCTATACCAGCATGATCAGTGTGGTGGGTTAACGTGGCCAAGATCAGAACTGAGATCCCAATTGTCACCTACACCTACACAGGTAGTCCCATCGAAAAGACCATGAACTTTTCTTCGCCCCATTGGTTTCAGGGATATACGCAAGGGGCGCTAAACCTTTATTTTGAAGTCAATGGATACAATACAGATTCGTCCACGCGCTATGCTTATCTGAAGAATGATATTGGTACCACTCTGGCAACGGCATCAATTGTTGGTTCCACGCCTCAACGAGTCAGAGTGGCTGCCTCATCTGCCAATATGGGATATCAGTTTTCCGTTGAACTCTCTGATACGAGCGGAGCGCTTGTTCTAAAGACGGCAAAGCTTATTTTGATCCAGGACATTGGAGATTTTCCGCTGCTCTACTATTTGTCGTTCGCCTCGATTGGATCAAACTCTTCAACGACATCCACTGCTGCTGTTTTACCAGCGCTGCCTAGGTACTGGAAGTATCTATCGACTTCCTGGGACGGAGATATTCTAAGAGCATTTATTTCCTACACCATAGAAAATGCTAAGTCGAGTTACTATTTGTACATGTACGATCATCTCGGGAATAGCATCGCTATGTCAACCATAACGGGTATGGGACTTGCCTATGGAAATAATATTGCGACGGGATTTTCTCTAACAAATGATAAGGTCTATACCCCAAGATTTGCATCAGGCGGGACCATGTACACGACGACGCTTTACATGATGCTGCTTGGGGTCATTCAAATCACTAAAGCGATCTCTAAGAATTTCTCGCTTTTTCAGACCAATTCAACCTATACGCTTTATGGTGCAGGTGGAACCTACGAAGCTTTCGCTCAAAAGTTTACAACGGTAGAAGCTACAACCATTAAACACATTGTGTTTCGTATCTCTCGAATGGGCACACCAGCGGATGGACTTCGGGTTAAGTTGATTGAAGGTTCAGGACCGACAGGAACGCTGCTTTCAACATCAGATACGATGGTTGGAACCCAAATGTCGACAAGTATCAGCTATCAGCAATATGTAATTTTCACCCTGCCATCTCCTGTATCACTAACGGGAGTTTCGGACTATACGATTGTCCTGGAAAGAACAGGCGGCTATGATGCTACGAATTACTATAGCATCGCCTATGACGGAACAGGTGTAACGTCTTGGCGCAAGGCGGGTGGATCATGGACGAGCATCACTTCAAACTTTGTCCATATTTTCGGTCCTACTGGCATTACCAAGTTTGAATCCCAGTACTATATCGATCAGGAAATCCCTTATGGTCTATCCAATAGGTATATCCAATATGAACAAAGTGACTGGGATGGCTTTGCTCTCTCCCCATATTATTCCCATGACCTTCCCGCAAGCAGCTACTTTCGAAGTGAACTTGTGGACGTCACTGCAGATCCTGATACAGTCATTGCAAATACCAACTTAAGTGGTAACTACCATGTCATCGCGACAAATCCAATGAGTTTCCCTGCCGATGGTCATGAAATGGCTACGGATAATACGTATCCGGCAACGACGGTCCACGCTTCTAGAATTATCGTTAGAGCCGTTCGAACCATGGGGAGCCAAACCCAAAAAGCACTTAGCGCTCAAAGCAGTTCTGCAGGGATATTGCTGAGGCAAGCAGGCAAGAAGATGATCGCAATCGGTCGTGTGGCAGCGAGCCATCTCAAACAGGGCACGCATAGTCTATTTGCAATGGACCGTATCGCTGGAACTACAAATAAAACTTCATCTAGATTACTGCACACCCAGTTGAGCAGCATCACTAACCTTGAAAAGCTTAAAGTTGTCTTTCGCGATTTAACTACACTCGCTAGAGCATCCGCAGCTAGGTTGTTAGTGATCTCAGTTCATTTAGTCGGATGGATCAGGACGTCATCCAATTTACACAAGCGCACAAATAGTTATAAGAGAGCATCATTATCTGCATGGACTAGTTTTTTCAGCCTTATTTCGAGATTATTAATCAGCCAAATCAATCAGATGAGCGATTTAGTAAAATCCATGCAAAAAAGGCTAGCCCGTGGACTTTTCCTAGCCAGATCTCTCACTAAGCAAATTTCAAAAAGAACTAGCGCCAGTCTTCATAGTAGCATTACTGTAACGCATAGCATTTTCAAAGCATTAATCAAATCAATCAGCATTCATAGCGTATTGATCTACGACCATATCCAGGGGCTTATACAAAAAGAAATCGCAACAATAGTACGAAATACCGCTCAAATGAGTCATCTATCTATGAAAAACATCCGCGCTTTGCTGCAAAACATAAACCAAATTGCCCGCAGAAATTCAAAAACTTTCAGTGGCACCACTTCACTTCATGGTGAACTTGTCAAATTTGCAGCTAGATTGCTATTAAGTGACGCTTCTTATACCAGTCATATCGTTAAATTGGCATCTAGGCATTTAAGCAGTTCTGTATTCCTCGCCTCATTCATTAACCGCATCAGAGTAGCCCTTAAGACGTTGAACGCTGGCCTTTTAACCCTCCCAGTTCAAAGAAAATATGTGCAAAGTGGTCTTAATTCTATCGTTTGGGTAACTGATTCACTTAAACGTCAAATTTCACGATTGATTGAAAGTGTTGTAAGTGAAGCTGCCTCCAACTTCAAAGAGACGAAAAACAACTTAGGATCAAAAATTTCCGCATTTTCGATAATCGATCGAATGAAAGTCTTCTTAAAGCAGCTCACAGTGGCCATAGATATTGTGATTGGTTTGAGAAGATCAATTGCTCAAGGGTTATTAGCATCTGCCAAGGCATTAAGTTACCGCCAGATGACCGTCAACCGCAGCACATTTTTTACGATGAAAATACTGAGCCAGCAGTCAAAATTAAGCCTTAATCGACTGACTAGTTCTGTCATTATCTTGGGACTATCGGTACGAGTTAAAGCCTTTTTCATCAGTTTAGGTGCTATGGCGAGTAGCAGCGGTTCGTTCATTCGACAGATCAGGAAGCCAATAACAAAAGGACTTGAGGCTTCCACTTGGTTTAAGCGCGCTGCATCCAAACGTCTTGAAACTATTACTGTGATTCTGCGTGACTTAAAAACTCTCATCATCCGAGAGATCAGTTCAGATCTTGCTGCCATCAGTTCAACAATGAAGATGAGTTTTAGAGATCTCAGTTCTTTTCTGAAAACGGCGACGACTGGATTTAGTGCCTGGAAGGTCATTCATACCATCTATGTGTTAGCGCTCAGCACCATAAGTCATGCCATGGGGCGAAGAAGTCTTAATATTAGTAGAACCTTGTCGCGCATTTTGCACATCATAGGGGCGAAATTTCATGCCCAGGCATCAGCGACGAAATCTGGTCGTAATTTGCTCCTTTCAATCTCCGAGCGCAGGATTAGTTTAGAACTCAGATCACAAGAAGGGAACATCATAACTATGGCCTATACAGGAGATACGATTCGTCTTTTCGGTAGATTTTATAACTGGTCAGGCGAACTTTCTGATGTTACTGAACCAAACATCACCATTTTCGACGGCAAAGGTAATCAAGTCCTAACAGACGTCCCAACGAGGCAGCAGACAGGTGTTTACTTCTTTGACTACACCATTCCAACAGGATTTTCAGATCCGCTGGTCTTTGAAATCAGCGGCATCATGGAAGGTACACCAATCCTAGCACGTTCGACGATTGATCGGAGGTGGGTCTAGTGTTTGGACGAATTAAAGTCGTTGTCCCTGTTAGTGCCGAGCCCATCTCGGTGGATGATGTGAAGGATCAGCTCAGAATCGACATCGCCGACGAAGATGACTACCTAGCGGATCTCATTTTCGCTGCTAGGGACTACGCAGAAAACTACACGCGGTTAAGTCTAGCCAGTCAGACACTTGAACTGATGCAAGACTCCCTACCCGAAGTAGACTATATTGAGCTGCCAGGCTCTCCTGTACAGTCGATCACTTCATTTAAGATCACCGATGTTTTTGGGATTGATACTAATCTATTCTTAGGAATAGATTACCTTGTGGATCTTGACCGGATCCCGGCGCGCATCGTACTACCTTACAACAAGTCTTGGCCCGGTATAGAACTGCACCCTGTCGCACCAATCAGGATTAGGTTTGAAGCCGGGTATAACGGTACAACTAACAAAATCCCTTATAGTCTTAAGGAAGGACTACTGCTCCACGTTGGGCTCCTTTATCAGTATCGTGATGTCGAGATCCCAGAAGGCGCTATGACAACGGTGAAAAGACTCTACGACATGCACCGCACCATTTGGTTTTAGTGAGGTGTTAGGAATGCTAAATGCAGGTGAACTAAACCACCGCATCATCATCGAAAAGAATGAGCCCATAATAAGTAGCGACGGTAGCCCACTAGAAAACTGGGTCAACGTCGTTTCTATTTGGGCAGATTATCAGGCAAAGAGCGGACGAGAGTTCTTTGCGGCCCAGCGGTTTAATGCTGAGGTGAATGCACTTTTTAGGATCCGCTACCGATCAGATCTCACCGTCAAAATGAGAGTTAAATACAAAAACAGAAGTTTTGAGATTTTGTTTCTGAATGATACTGGTAAAGATCAGGGAGAACTGGTCCTGGCCTGTCGTGAGGTGGTGTAAGTTGACGATTGAAGAAGCCATCTATCATAGGATCAGCACCGAAGTGACCTCCCTTGGCGGACGTGTTTATCCCGTCACGATTACACAGGGATGTCCCCTTCCGGCCATTGCGTATAAGCGTATCAGCACCCGGCGCGATCCCACCCTCACCACCCAAGGTGGCCGGTTCGTTTCCGTGCAGTTTGACATTATCGCAAAAGACTACACGACCATGAGGCAGACACGCGACGCGGTTCGCATGGCATTTGAAGACATTGTTGGTCAGTATACGACTGGTGCACCCTATATTGAGTCAGCTGACATCATGAATGAAATGGACGGCTTTGACACTGGCACGGAAATTACAATGGGTGTCCTTGAAATTGAATTCTACTATTCGGATTAATAAGGAGGAAAACACACTATGGCATCAATGGCTAAAGCCGGCAATACCACCACGCTAAAAATAGGCGCAACGACCATCGGTGAAGTTAAAAAGATTTCACCACTTGGATCAAAGCGCGACGAAATTGACGTTACCACCCTATCAAGTGCTGCTAAGGAATTCATCCTTGGGCTAAAGGACTATGGATCTGTCACCGTCACGATTAACTGGTATCCGGGAGATGCGGGTCAAACGGCGGTAAGGACTGCGTTTGCTAGTCAAACCACGGATCTTTACACCATTACCTTCCCAGCGTCCCTTGGAGCAACCTATACCTTTTATGCGCTTGTCATGGAGCTACCTGGCCCAGAAGTCGGAAACGAAGTCCTGGAATCCGAGATTGTTCTTCGCGTCACCGGTGAAGCAAACCTTGGAACCGCGGCTTCTGGCGGGATTACAGCCCTGGCACTTTCAGGTGGTTCGCCAGTACCGACCTTTGCAACGTCAACGCTGAACTATTACGTCACTTGGATCACCACCACCTCGACGACGATCACGGTTACTGCTGCGGGTCATTCTATCGACCTATATGTTGATGGCGTGTACTTCCAGTCCCTTACCTCAGGTGTTGCATCAAATGCAATTTCGTCTTATGCGGCTCAGTCCTCGAAAAAACTGGAAGTCATCGTTTACGAAGTTGGCAAAACACCGAAGGTCTATACCATCATTACCGCAAGAACAACATAAATAATGAATCTTGGGTGGCTTAATGAGTCACCCATTTTCTATTACGGGAGGATTAGACCATGGCAAGACAATTTACACCGATCAAACTGGACAAAACGAGAAATCTAAGATTTGGGATGCGTGCAATCGCCCTCATTGAGGATACTCTAGGCGTTAAAATATCAAAAATGGATCTTGGCGACATTGGCGTCAAGGACCTTGCAGTGTTTATCTGGGCAGGACTTGCCCATGAGGACAAAAGCCTCACCTGTGAGGATGTCATGGACTTAATCGATGAACACCTCAGCATTCAGGAAGCAAGTGAGATTCTCGGAAAAGCGGTTGAAGCATCCTTCGGGGTCGGAACAAACTCAAAAAACGAATAAATGGCGGCGAGGAACCAATTGACCTGGACTTCGATCAATTAATGATAAGCGCCGCCGAGATTGGTCTTAAGCCTAGTGAATTTTGGGATATTACCCCTGCAGAACTTTACGCCTTTAGTACTGGTTATAGCCAGCGTGAAAAAGAGCTCTATCGCCGGACCATTTACGGGGCCTATTTAACCGCGCGACTTGGCCGCGTCAAAGACTTTCCAGAGCTTATTGACCTACTGAGTCCTCTTGAGCACGATCACCAACAGACACAAAAACATGAACAGTCCGCCGAGGAGATGCTTGAGATTATTAAAAGCTTTGATGCCGATATGAGAAGGGGGCGATCGAGATGATGAATAGGGTTCAAATTAAAGGACTAAGAGAAATACAAAAAGCCTTTGAGCGCATTGGTAGAGAGGCACTGAGCGAATTTGAAACTGCCTCAATTGAAATCGGTCAGGTTGTGTTAACCAGTGCCCGCGCTCTTGCCCCGGGACCAACAGGCAGAAAAAGCGGTAAGTGGGCTCACGCACCGGGTAACCTGAAAGAAAAAATAAGACTCAAGAAGCCCACCGAAAGAAGCAAAAGTAAAGGTAGGGTCTTCTCGAACGTCGGTTTCGGTGCAGGCGCAGCTTACGGCGTTTCAGTAGAACTTGGGCATAAGATTAAAATTAAAGGTAAAGTCGTGGGGTATGTGGATCCGAAACCAGGCGGGACAGGTTTTTTAAGGCCTGCTGCTGATAGGAACAGAAATGTGGCCTATGACCGTTTTGAACAAGCCCTCGAGAAGTCACTCGATCAGTGGGTCAAATAGGAGGGCGATTTTATGGCACGGATAAGAACGCTCACTGTCGGAATCGGAGTCGACCTATCGAAGCTGGAATCCGGCCTTAAAAAAGCATCTAAAGAACTCTCCCGCGCTGGTGACCAGATCTCTGCACTTGGAAGCAAAATGACCATGAGTCTCACCGTTCCCATTGCTGGGGCCGCAGCTGCTGCGATCAAATATGCTTCTGATATGGAGGAATCCACGAATAAGGTTAACGTAGCCTTTGGCAGCAGTGCTGATCAGGTGAAAAAATGGAGTCAAACGACCCTTGAAAGCATTGGCGTCTCTAGGGGCAGCGCCCTTGAGATGGCTTCTCTTTTTGGTGATATGGCAACGGGAATGAAATTGCCTCAAGACGAGGCTGCGAAAATGTCGATGTCCCTTGTTCAGCTAGCGGGGGATCTTTCTTCTTTTAAGAATATCGGGATCGATCAGGCGATGACCGCACTCAAAGGGATTTTTACAGGAGAGTCGGAATCCCTTAAGACCCTAGGCATTGTCATGACCGAAGCCACCCTTAACGCATATGCCCTTGAGCAAGGCATTGGTAAGACTACCAAACAAATGACCGAAGCCGAAAAGGTCCAGCTCCGCTACATGTACGTGACGGATCGGACCTCAAATGCGCAAGGGGACTTCGCCAGAACAAGCGGTGGTACGGCCAATCAGCTTAGGACCATGAAAGGCGCGCTTCAAGATGCTGCAGCTGCCTTCGGGGGAAATCTTATGCCTATTCTCACGCCAGTCTTAAAACGTGTTACTGAACTCTTAATCGCGTTTGGGAGTCTAAGTGAAGGATCTAAAAATACAATTATCGTCGCGCTTGGACTTGCAGCGGCAATCGGACCACTCACCTCGATTATCGGAGGACTCACAGGCGCTGTTGGCCTTGTCCTTGGTCATTTTGCGAAATTCATCAAAGTCATTCGGACCGGTGGTGGACTCATTCAGGCACTGACTGCCCTCATAGGACCAGCTGGCCTTGCCATCGTCGTGATCACGACAATCGCGGGGCTTGCCTATCTCGTCTATAAGAACTGGAAAACTATTGCGCCATTCTTCGAAGGACTCTGGAGAGTCATCAAGGGCGCCTTTACTACGGGTGCAAATTCCATTGTCTATGCAGTGTCCTGGGCAAAGACCCAGGCGGTCAAAAGTTTTGTCACGCTTTCAACGAGTGCACTCAATACCCTAAAATCCATCGTCGATGCCGCAGCAAAACTGCCGGGCAAGGTCGGAGAAACCGCAAAAAACATCTCCGCCGGTATCTCAAGCATTCAGCGCACCATGAGCGGATGGGTGGATAGTGCCGAGGCAGGTACAAAAGCCGTCTCAGCAAACCTTGCAGGCGCTGCTGAAGAAACGGTAGCGGGTTATAAGCAAATGACTGCTGCAGGGTCCGACTTTGTCGAGAACGTCGGAGGATCCATCAAGGAGACCATCGGAAACGTTAAAGGCACCATTTCAGAATTACTTGGTAAAACTAAAAGTGAAACTAATAATGCGATGGACGATACCGTCAATACAGTCGAAGGGTATGAACCACAGTTTGAAAATGCCGGGACTGACCTTGGTAAAGCAGCTGGAGGAAGTATTGGTTCTGCTTTAAAGGAAAAGGTCAGCCAGGCCGTTTCTGAAGCCACGCAGCGCATGGCGGGGGCCTGGAGCACCATGAGGTCTGACGCGGTTAGCGCCATCGACCGACTTAACGATGCTGTTATCTCAGCGCTACGCAGGCGCTACGAAAACGAACAGCGCGAACAGGAAAGAGCCCTTGAAAAACAAGCGAAAGTAGCTGATCGGTGGAAGGACGATGAGATCAGGCGGATCGATGAGGTTTATAGTGCGAAACTTAAGCTCTTTGACGCTGAAACGGCTGAAAGGATCGGGCTGATACAAAATCAAATTGATCTCATCGACAGTCAGATCGATGCTGAGGCAAAAGCTAAAACTGAACGCGAAGAGTTAGCTCGAATCGAAGGCTATCGCCTGGAGCTGGCCGCAGCAGATTCGGCTGAGGAACGCGAGCGCATTCAAAAGGAACTTGATGACGCACTTCTTGCACGGGCAGAACGACTCCATAAAGAAGAACTCGATGCCCAGAAGGAAGCGCTCCGGATGCAGATCGAATCCATCAAGACGGCAGCGGAGGAACAGCGCGAAGTGATCGTTTCCAGCCAGGAAGCTGAGCTCGCCGTCGTACAGTCGACTTATGACATGAAAATGGCCTCGCTTCAGGCGACTGAAGCTGAGGTTAGAACGCACTACGAGCGCCTACTCAGCTCTGCAGAACTGCAGGGTGAAGCCGAACGCCTCATCATGGCAAACAATCAGAAAGAAATGAATGAGCTTCTAAAGTCTTATGGCAGCATGTATGAGGACAGCGGATTAAGCCTTGGAGAAAGGTTTTTCCAGGGCTTCACGAAGTATACAGACATGATTCCGGGGATCATTGAAGGGGCGTCCAGAGGCCTTACAAGTAAGGATGCCATCGTTAGAGGTGTTGCCGACACCGTTATAAAGGATACCAGAGCCCTTGATGACATCGTGATGAAAGCTAAGGCCGATTATGTCGCAGCGCAAGCTATCGGAGATACTTCAGGCATGGAAGCTGCAGCGGCTGCGGCAAAAGCAGCAAGAGATGCTGGTGCGCTCATTCAAAACGTCTCAACCGAGACCGCCAGAGAAATCTATAAATCCTTATATGGTGAACTTCCGGCTTATGCTTCTGGTGGCATCGTAAGGCGTCCGACGCTTGGACTCATTGGTGAGTCCGGGGCTGAGGCGATTATTCCACTTGAGCGACTGGAGCGCCTTCAAATGGCAGGAGGTCCTGGTATTGCCGTCAACTTCTATGCACCCGTGTATGGCCTTCTCGATTTTGAGCAGCAGGTGAAATCCATCGTCAAAGAAGCAGCGGTCAATGGCGCGTTTCGGGGGGTTCTTTAGATGGCGGCAGCAACCTATATCCTGGAGATCGACTGGAATAACGACGGGGATTATGGTGATCTCTATGAAAATGTAACGGCCAATACCGTCTCTGTTGAAACCAGGCGTGGTCGGGACTATGCCAGTCAGCTCACCGGAAGATCATCCCCTGGGCGACTGGCAGCGGTCCTTAAAAATCCAAATGGACTCTACTCATCTTATAACGCCTCCAGTCCACTTTACGGCTCACTTCTACCCGGCCGAAAGGTCAGGCTACGAACGACTTCGCCTATTGCAGTCACTTTATGGACTGGGCTGCTAACCCGCATCATACCAGCCGGCACCATTGATGGGATCCCCATCGTTCAGCTTGAGGCCACGGGTACCATGTCGCGTCTTCCGGGAAAGAAGATCACCGTAGCAAAGCAAACTGATCAATACACCGGAGCACTCATTAGTGCTGTTCTTGATGATGTCGGTTGGCCGCCTGGTGAAAGGGCCATCGACACAGGTCAGATCATGGTGGACCTTTGGTTTGAAGCGGATATCGACGCCCTCAGCGCCATTCGCAATATCGAGGACACGGAACTGGGATTTGTCTATGAATCTACGGAAGGGGCCCTCGTCTTTGAGGACAACAACCATCGGCTGACAGGTGCGCACTTAATCAGCCAACAGACTTACTCTGATGATCCATCCGCAGCAATGTCCTATAACGCCATCGAGCAGACGGATCCACTTGAGGATATCTATAACGAGCTTATCGTCGACGTACAAAACTATACGACAGCCGTGTCATCGTCAGTTCTCTGGACACTGCCAAACGAGCAGCCGACCATCGCGCCGGGCGTCACCTTAACACTTTGGGCAGAATATCCGAATGCCTCTGTAGACTCTGAGATTGGTGCTCTTGTCAGCGTGTGGGACACCCCAGTCGTTGGAACGGACATCACCCAGACGGGGGTCAACAACACCGACATCGCGGTCACTGCGACTAAATTTTCAAACTCAATGAAGATTGCCATCACCAATAACGGTCCTGCTACGGCGACCATGACCCTGATCCGGTCTAGGGGCATCAAGGTCACAAAAAATGCGATTATCAGGATCTCAGCAGAAGACACAGTGAGTGCCAGTAAGTATGGGAAAAGGACCTTTCTACTGCCTTCAAAATGGCTTCAGTCGACCAACGTCGCTAAGGACTACGCGGATTTTCTCGTCAGCCGGCACAAGGACCCAACACCTCGTCTTATGATCCGCTATATCGCAGGCAAGGATGCGACCTCCCTAGCAGATGCCCTTTCCCGTGAGATCTCGGACCGCGTGACTGTCGTTGCAACCGGTGCTAAAACTAAACTAGGGATTGAGATCGACTTCTATATCGAGTCGATCGCTCATAAGATCAGGGATGGTGGACAGATTCATGAAGTAGAGTTAACTCTGTTTGACTGTCTCACGGACGGCGATTACTGGCTGCTTGGTACAAGTGAACTTGGGATTGGCACCCGGCTATCTTACTAAGAGGTGACATATGAAAAAATCAAAAGAAATTATCGGAGGTATCCCCACCGAATTTGCTCGGATAATCACGAAAAAACTAGGAAAGCGCATCATCTACGAGATTTCTGGGGAGAGCCTGGAGGCAGAGATCAATCATGGCAGGTGGATCGTCAGGTGCCCTTACTGCAGTGGTGCAGAAATCGCAGACGCTGAGGATCCAGTGTTTATGTGTCTATCCTGCTTTAATGCAGAAAACGGTGGCCGCTTTAGACCGGTCAGGTTTCCGGCGGATATGGACAGTATTGAAACTGAACTCAAGAGCCGAAAAAACGAGAACCATCAGAACTGGGTCCCTGGAGAGAGCCTGGAAGATCTAAAAGGCGAAACCAGAGAAAAGGAGGCGAATATAAATGGCTAAATGCAGTTTATCCGTAAAACTCACAGAAGTTGAGCCATTTAGAAGTCTCGTCCTGGACTTAGACCAAATGATCACAAGCTATAACCGAGAAGAAAACTACAGTCTGGGCTATCTGGCTATCGCAGCGCGCTTTATGAAGTTTAAGGATGACATTATGAATGAAAAAACAGTTAGTGAAAGCTCTGGTGATCACTAATGGCATGGACGACACCAAGAACATGGACCACCGGTGAAATTGTCACTGCAGCCTATATGAACACCCACGTCAGAGACAATTTACTTGAGACTTCCCCTGCTAAAATCACTACCACAGGAGATCTTATCGTTGGAAATGGACCTAATGCGCTAAAGAGGCTTGGTATCGGGTCTGCCTACAGTGTTCTCTCTGTGAACGCTGGCGGGACGGACGCAGCCTGGTCAAATCCTCATTTAAACGACTATTCTAACCATCTGCCATACGCAGCCACTGGCGGAACGACGACCGCTTACACGGTAACTCTCTCCCCTGCCCCAACCTCTATGTCTGAGGGCTTTGGTATATCGATCAAAATACATTCAACCAACACCGGGAGTGCAACCCTCAACGTGAACAGCCTTGGGGCTAAACCCCTCAAAACCCATGTAGGTAACACCTATGCATCCGGAGAGCTTGTCGCGGGCCGAATCTATACATTTCGCTACAACGGTACGGATTTTTTGGCAGATAGCGCTGGCGGAATGGACTCCTTCTTTGGGGATGGTTCTGACGGCGCGCTCAATACGGCTGGGAACGTGACACTAAATGTGACGCAGAATTCAGGTATAGCGATAAAACAATATACTTCTGCAACGATCAATGCCGGTCATACCTTAACCACTGACTATGAGTGTCGTGGTCTGATTATCTACTGTACAGGTAACGTCACCATCAGCGGAACCATCGATATGAGTCAAAAAGGGTGTTATTTCCTCTCCGGTCAAACACAGCCTCTTCTGATTACAAAGAAGACGAGTGGTGGCGTTGACACCATTAACAGATATTATAAGCTCTCAACGGTTCTCCAGGAATTAAAAGGTGGTAGTGGTGGCGCAGGCGGTTACGGTGGCGGACACAACACCTATGGCGGAAACTCATCACCTGGTTCAGGATCTGCTGGTCGGGTGTACTACGGCGGATCAGGTGGCGGTGGAGGTGGTGGCGGAGCATCTGGGACCTCGTCCGGATCATCCACTTATTACGGTGGATTTGGTGGTACACCTTCACCTGACCATCAGTACGGGGGCCTTTCCAGCATGACGATACGTCTTGATCTGAATGGATGGCATAGTGATAATCTGCAGTATCCACCAGGCGGTGGCGGTGGACGAGGATCACTAAAGGCCAATTCATCAACTGGTACTGTATCCGTTGGGTATTCGGGCACCGGATATTGCTATGGCGGTGGAGGTGGCGGTGATGGTGGCGTCGGTGTATCTGCTGCATCCTCTTACACTTATCCAGAGCCTGGTGGTAATGGTCAGAAAACAGGTGGACTTATCATGATCATCGCTAAAGGCAATGTGACGATTAACTCAGGCGGGATAATTAGAACTAACGGTGGTACTGGTGGCACTGGTGGCAGCGGATTTACCTATGCTGGTGGAGGTGGCGGAGGTGGAGGATCCGGTGGTGGAACCGTCGCAATCTTCCACGTCGGAACCTATACGAATAATGGTACTGTCCAGGCGAGTGGTGGAACTGGCGGGTCTGGTGGCTCAGCCGGTTATACAGGATTTGCTACTGGTGGTAACGGATCAAGTGGTAACGCTGGCACAGTTCACATCCAACAAATCACTCTATAAAGGCGGGAATGACGTGAAACTGATTTATATCTATAGTATGCATAACGAAGTGGAACGCGCTGCTTTGAACAGACTAAGAGATGAACTTGGTATGTACATCGTGGGCGAATACGACTACCTAGATGTCAAAGACCTCATACCAATAAGAACAACGCCTGCCTTTTTAATCCTTCGAGATGACCTCCAGGGTGATGAACTTCTCGACGGTGACGTGCAGCTTAAGATCACCGCAGAAGCGATGAAGGCAATGGGTGAAGAAGATCTCAAAATTCACCAGAAAGAAACCAATCGGTTAGATAATTTTATAAGTGGTGAAAAGATGAAAGCAGTGAACGTCTTTAAAACCGAAATCAAAGCCGACCTCTCACCCACTGCTATTTCCGCATTACCTGAAATCGTCAAAACTAAACTAGGCCTTGAATAGGAGGTTTCTATGAAGAATTTCATTAATTCCATACAGCTCGTATTAACGGGCATTGGAGGCTATCTTGGCTATGTTCTTGGCGGCTATGATGGCTTTATTTATGCCCTAATTGCCTTTGTTGTGTTCGACTACATCTCAGGTGTTATGGTCGCGATCCTTGAAAGGAAGCTATCTAGTGAGGTCGGTTTTCGTGGCATTTTCAAGAAAATCTTGATCTTTTTTATCGTAGCGATTGCTAACATCCTGGACGTCTTTCTCATTAAAAATGGAAGTGTCATTCGTACCGCAGCGATCTTCTTTTATCTCTCTAACGAAGGCATCAGTATCCTCGAAAACTGTGTCAGGATTGGGCTGCCAGTACCACAGAAACTAAAAGAGGTCCTTGAGCAGTTCTCAGAAAAAGGTGATGACGATGACGCCTAACAAAATCATAACGCGCTATATGATCAGAAATGACTGCTTTACAGCAAATAGAAAAATTACTCCTAAAGGCATTATGATTCATTCAACGGCCGCACCAGGTGTGATGGCTAGAGACTGGTTTAGCCGCTGGAATAAATCCTTTAAGGCAGGAGAAATCAATCGCGAGGTTTGTGTCCATGCCTTTATCGACGATAAAGAAGTATGGCAGTATCTGCCCTGGGATCACCGTGGATGGCATGCAGGCGGAGCAGCCAATAACACCCACATTGGTCTTGAGCTCTGTGAACCGGCTGGATTTTCATATTCTGGCGGTTTCAATATGTCTGGTTATGACGTGAAAAAGAACCAAGTCTACTTTAATAATGTATGGCAAAATGCCGTAGATCTATGTGTCTTTCTTTGCAGGAAATATACACTTACTGAAAAGGACATCCTCTGCCACGCAGAAGGAAGTAAGATGGGCATCGCATCAAATCATTCGGATGTAATGCACTGGTTTGTAAAGCACGGTAAAAATATGGACCACTTCAGGGCAGATGTAAGAAAGAAACTAAGCGTCTCTTGCCCAACTTCGAGTAAACCTCTTTACCGTGTTCGTAAAACCTGGAATGACGCAAAGTCACAAAAGGGTGCCTTTAGAAAGCTGCATTTTGCTATTGTATGCGCTGATGAGAACCCAGGGTACTCTGTCTTTGATGAAAATGGGATAAAAATCTACATCGGAAGTCTAGACCCAACATACGAGATTTACACAGTCGTCAAAGGGGAGTCTCTCTGGAAGATTGCTAAAAAAAAGTTAGGTGATAGTAGCCGTCGTAACGAGATCAAAGCGTTAAATGGTCTCACTTCTGATGTGATTCACATTGGACAAAAGCTAAAGCTGCCAAAATAGGTTAGACAAAAACTAAAGGCCTGTAGAGAGCGACTCTATGGGTCTTTTTCTTTTCCATCCGATTCTCCCCTAACCTATTTCCGCCACTTTCACGACACCTGAAAGGAGGTATTTAAAGTTGAATCAAAAGCAAAAAGAAGCCCTTAAGAAGCTACGCGGAGCTGGCAGGAGCTACTTAGAAATCGCAGATCAACTTGGTCTCTCACAAAACACCGTGAAATCCTTCTGCCAAAGAAATCAATTAACCAGTGCGATTTCACCGGAACCTGAAACTATAAATGTCTCACTTTGTCGTGAGTGCAGCGCCCCTCTGATACAGACAAGAGGAAAAAAGAAAAAGCACTTCTGCTCAGATCAGTGCCGTCACTCTTGGTGGAATGCTCATCCTCAACTCGTAAAACGAAAAAATGGCCGGACATTTAGCTGCCAGACCTGTGGTCGTGAATTTATGGGCTATGGAAAAAGGGAGCGCAAATACTGCTCTCGTGCCTGTTACGGCTTATCTAAGGTGGTCAGATAATGACTAAGATTAAAGACATCATTCACTACTATATTGCCATGCTGACTTTTAAAAAATGGGTTGATGAATGTCTCATTACCGAAGATGAATTTAAGGCGCTTTCTGCCATCATGGCTGACAAATATAACCTTCCAAAGGGCAGCATTTATCGCCTGTAATCCTTGCTATTAGTAGCTTTACGAGTGATATATGTAACCAGAAGGAGGGAAAAATGATGGAACCTATCATCACTAGAACAGATAGACCGATACCTAAACTCCTAGAGTTCAAAAGGGTAGCTGCCTATGCCAGAGTGTCCTCAGGTAAAGATGCCATGATGCATTCCCTTGCCGCGCAGGTGAGTCATTACAGTAAATACATCCAGGAAGAGCCTGGCTGGGTTTACGCTGGAGTCTATGCTGATGAAGCTATGACTGGCACAAAGAATAACCGACCTGAACTTAATCGTCTTCTTGATGATTGCAAGGCAGGAAAAATTGATCTTGTCATGATAAAAAGCGCCTCTCGCCTTGCCCGCAACACAGTGGATTTACTCACGATAATCAGAGGACTTAAAGACATCGGTGTTGGCATCATCTTTGAGGAGCAAAATATCAACACACTTGAAGATGAAGGGGAACTAATGTTGACCATTTTTGCAGCTGTCGCAGAGGCCGAGAGTTTTTCTGTGAGCGAGAACTGCAAATGGCGGATTCAAAAGCAGTTTGAAAAAGGCGAACTGGCAAGTCTCAGGTTTATGTATGGATATAAAGTCGCCAGAGGTAGCGTCATGATTGACCCAAACCAAGCCGAAACGGTACGCATGATTTTTGATGATTACATTAACGGTATGGGTGGCGGCATGATCGCAAAAAAACTGACGAAAATGGGCATCTCCCCTCTACGTAGTGATAAGTGGACAGCTGATAGCGTCATGGCGATCATCAAAAATGAAAAATACACGGGGCATGCCGTGCTAATGAAAAAGTTCGTGAAAGACCATCTAAACAAGAAGTTAGTCATGAACAAGGGTGAGCGTCCTAAGTATGTCGCTCGCGATACCCACCCTGCCATTATTGATGAGGACACTTTTGAAATGGCTAAAGAAATTCTAGATATTAGGAGAGACCTCTCAAGGGTGATCACAGGAAACCGCAATCGGTACCCATTCAGCGGCATGATCGTCTGTGGTCACTGCAGTAAAAAGTATAAAAGAAAAGCGCTGGGTGGCAGCGTTGTCTGGAAATGCTCGACCTATTTGAATAAGGGTAAAGACGACTGCCCTGCTCGGCAAATACCGGACACCGTGCTCTACGAAATGAGCGCTGAGGTCTTAAACCAAACGCATTTTGACGAGGAGCTCTTCAAAGAAAAAATTGCTGAGATCTTGATCCAAGAAGATCATACGATAGTCTTTATCTTTCGCGATGGTCATAAGGTAGAGAAGATTTGGCGCCAAAAATCCCGAAGCGAAAGCTGGACAACCCAGATGCGTGAAGCTGCGCGCATAAAAGCTAGGAGGCATTAACATGGCTTCAAGTGTCATCATATATCCTGCAACGATTCATAAGAATACTGCAAACCCTTTAAACAACCCATCTAAAAGGCGAACAGCAGCATACGCCAGAGTCTCTACCGATAGCGATGAACAGCTCAACTCATATCAAGCCCAGGTGGATTACTACACTGAATACATTGATAAGCGACCAGATCTTGATTTTATCGGCATTTATACTGATGAAGGCATCAGTGGTGTTAGTACGAAAGGAAGAGCAGGATTTAACAGAATGGTGGATGACGCCATCGCAGGTAAGATCGATCTCATCATCACTAAATCCATCAGTCGCTTCGCGAGAAACACCGTCGATAGCCTTACAACAATACGTAAATTAAAGGATAAGGGTGTTGAGGTATACTTCGAAAAAGAAAACATTTACACCTTTGATAGTAAGGGCGAGCTGCTTATCACGCTAATGGCATCCATCGCGCAGGAAGAAAGTAGGTCAATCTCCGAAAACGTGGCATGGGGCCACCGCAAACGTTTCGCCGATGGTAAAGTCACTATGCCTTATAAACATTTCCTAGGCTATGAAAAAGGTGAAGACGGTACACCTAAAATTGTAGAAAGCCAGGCGCAGGTCGTTCGGCTAATCTACCGCTTATTTATTGAAGGAAAAACGTGTTCCTACATTGCACGCCACCTAACCGCTAAAGAAATCCTCTCCCCTGCAGGCAAGAAAAGATGGCAAGTGGGAACGGTTGAGTCCATCTTAACCAATGAGAAGTACTCTGGCGATGCCATACTTCAGAAAAAAATAACGGTGGACTTTCTTACCAAAAAAGTAAAAATCAATGAAGGCGAAGCCCCACGATACTACGTCCAGAACAGCCATCCTGCCATCATCTCACCGGATGAGTTTGAAGCGGTGCAGGTTGAACTCCAGAGGCGAAAGAAGCTAGGCAGGCCAAATGGCTGTCAAAACCCGCTCTCAGCAAAACTCGTCTGCAGCGAATGTGGTGGCTACTATGGCCCTAAGGTCTGGGCCTCGAACACCAAACACCGTAAGATCATCTGGCGGTGTAATGATAAGTATAAAGGGGTAGAAAGGTGCTCTACCCCATATGTGACGGAAGATGAAGTGAAAGAAAAATTTGTTAAGGCTTTTAACACCCTCTTCGGAGTTAAGGAAGAGCTCATCAAGAACTGTGAAATCGCAATTGAACATCTTGCCGACAACACGAAGATCGACGAGGAAATCGATAAACTACATGAGACAATCACGGTCGTAGTCGAAGAATCG